CAGCAGGTGCTGCGGCGGTCGCTTGAGCAGCGGTCATTCAAGTGCCGAGTGTGGTTTCACGTGGAAGACCCGACCGCCATCCAACCAGCGATTCAGAGTCGGTGCGTTCTAAAACGGATATCATCCGATATTCATATAGCAAGAGTATCACAATTACAATGAAGGTTCAAGTGTACACCGACGGCGGATGTACCCACAACGGAAAGAAGGACGCGCGTGCGTCGTACGCGTACTACTTCCCCGACCACCCGTCGCTGTCCCACGCGGACCGTGTGCCAGACGACCACCCGCAGACAAACAACCGCGGCGAGCTGCTGGCGATTCAAAGTTGCGTCAACAAAGCAGCAGGGTCGTTTGACGCGTCGGACGTGGACCTGTACATCTACACGGATTCCGAGTACTCCAAGAACTGCCTGACCAAGTGGATTCCGGGGTGGATTCGGAACAACTGGAAGACGACGAGCGGCACGGCGGTGCTGAACCGCGACTTGATTGAAGCAGTGTCGGGCAAGTTGGTTGAGTTCAAGTCATACTGTATCATTCACGTAAAGGCGCACACGGGAGGCGACGACGAGTTCAGCAAGAACAACCACATTGTAGACCGCATGGCGGCAGAGGTACTGGAGGGGCCCAAACCTCCGCCGGTCAAGGTTACTGCAAAGGACGTTGATGGATGCCCTCTTCAGTTGATGGGTCCGCCCGTATCGGACACGACGCTGGGAAAGTGGTGCCGTGCAAACATTGACAAACTGGATGCAGACGCCTTGGATATTGCACTCATCGCTGCATTTTCAAAGACTGCAAAGAAAAACGGATGTGATTTGGTCAAGCAGAAACTCCACAGAACCACACAGTACCGCATCGTAGCATCTTCACACATCATCACAGAAATACATAAATGAGTGTCGTCGCCTACCACTTTTGGTCGCCCACGTGCGGCCCCTGTAAGGTCATCAAACCTGCTGTCGAAGACCTGAAGGAGGAGTTTTCCAACGTCCAGTGGATTAGCGTGAACACGCAGGAAGACCCCAACAATTACGCGGGAGAGTTTGCAGTCAAGTTGGTCCCCACGATTGCAATCGTCGCAAAGGACGCAAGCGGTGCCTTCAAATACGTGGGCAAGGAGTCGGGCACCACAATGGCGAGTTATTACCGTCTGATTCGTACGGCCCTGCGGTCTATCGCGTAAACCATCACACGCATAACAAAAAATATACAAAACCTTCCCTATTTAATTTTTGTTTTTTAGTTTTCATTTAGGCGGTAGGACGATACCCATCTTCACCCGAGGCATTCCAAACGCTATCCTCGAGTTGTCGCTGGTACTCGCTGGACTCTCGCATTTCATCTGCCTCCCGCTGCATGTCACGCTCACGCCTCATCTCCTCCGTGTACTCGCGCCGCACCTTGCGATGACGAACCACCGTCCATCCGTCGGCCTCATCAGGGTTGGAAGGGATGGGAGGACGCTCGTCGTCATCCTCGCTGTTTTCGGGCGAGTTTGAAGGACCGCGCTGTAGCCTCACAATGTGCCGCATTTCCGACTGCCGCCGCTCATTCTCCCGAATCTCCATCGTGCGACGGTACTCCTGCTGAATGCGCCCGTCTTCATCCTGTGCGTTCCAATCGGTTGCCAGCACTGCAAACGAGTGCGTGTTCTTCCACCCTCCAGATGAAGGTGATGCTGTGCCAAAAGAAGGAAACTCTTCCGGACGAAACGTCTTTTCCTTCTGTACAGCAGGGTGGTTCTTGTTGCGTAGGCCAGGAGGAACATACTTGGACGTCATTTGAATGTGTGTTGATATTTTATAGAATATCCTCGGTCCGTTTTACACGTAAAAAACGAACTTGGATGTATAGACGCTTTATAATCACAAGAAACATGACGTTTGCAGTGGTCATTGCACTCAACGGCCACATTGGCGAGGTTCAAATCCCCGTAAAGACGGCGGACGTACTAGAGTGGATTCGTAAGAAGTACAAGTGTTCGTCCATCCAATTTCAGGGAAAGCTCCAGCACCCTCTGGACGATACGCGGTGGTTGTCCGTGTTTGCGTCCACCAGCGACGAAGATGAGAACGTACACATGCTCCCCGCCCCATTTGACGAGGAGGCGTACACCAGTCCGATTATCGTGCTCTCAACGTCATCCGAGAACCAGGACGCATACGATGCTCCCATCTCGGCGTACGCCAACCTACACGCCGACGATTACGAGACGCTGTACCAGGAGTGGACGTTTGCAGTGGATGATGAGGACGACGAGGTGGACGCGGATGTGGAGGAGGTCGAGGATGACAATGAGGGCGTGGCTGTGGAAGACGACGACTTGCCAGAGGATACCCCGGGTCTTCGTGTGACCGACACCATCGTGCGCGACATCATCACCGTAAAGACCAAGGACGTGTTTGTCAAGTGTGCGATTCGGGACAAGGTGATTTCAAATTTCACCAAGTTGTTCACCTCGGACGCACGCGCAGAAGAGTTTGAGACGTACATGCTCCAGGCTCTCGTAGAGCAGGCGAAGCACGACGGCGTGAATGTGGACTGGACAAACCACGTGTTTTGGAACATGTACCGCAACCGTGCCATGTCGCTCCACGAAAATCTAAAGGGCATCAACAGTTACGTGAAGAACGACCAGAACCTGCTGGAGAAACTTGAATCCGGCGAACTCACTCTACAGACCGTTGCAGGCATGAGCGCAATGGACCTGTGTCCTTCCCGGTGGAAGGCTGCAATTGAGCGCATGATTGCAATGGAGAAGCGGTTGTACGACAAGGATCAGAGTGCGTCCATCTTCATGTGGTGCTCTGCGTGTAAAAAGAAGACAAAGTGTGATTACTACCAGTTGCAGACGCGTTCAGCGGACGAACCCATGACAACGTTTGTCACGTGTCTGGAGTGCGATAAGCGGTGGAAGTTTTAAATGTTAATAGTAAATGTCGGTGGACGACCTGGTATCCGTAAACTGGCATACCTCGTTGGAGGGGTACCTGGCAGCCACTGGAGAACGGGCACAGTGTTTGGCGTGGTGCCACAAGCGTGCTGAAGAGCTCTATTCTCACCGCCGCACATTCATTGACCTGCCAGTCATCATACTGTCGGGTCTAACGGGTTTCTGTAGCGTGGGGTCAGAGAACATTTTTGGCCCAAATAATGCTCAGATTTCCAGCATTATATTGGGGGGTGCGTCTCTAGTCGTGAGCGTGCTAAACACGGTGGGCACGTATTTTGCATGGGCAAAGCGTGCTGAGGGACACCGTATTTCGAGCATCCAGTACTCGCGGTTGTACCGTTACCTAGTTGTGGAATTGAACCTGCCGCGGAATGAGAGACGCACGCCCACGGTGCTGTTGAAGGACGTCAAGGACCAGTACGACCGACTACAAGAAATTAGTCCCCTGCTACCACCCGAGATTGTGGACATGTTCCGAAAGAAGTTTGACTCGTACAAGGAGGTTAGCAAACCTGAAGAAACAAATGGGCTGGAAATTGTACACGTGTATCCAGTGGATACCCATCAAGTTCCAACGCCGTCACAAACTACAGCAGACACCCACACACTATCGCCGACATTCCGACAGATTCAGATTTCCCGCCGCCCCCCAATAATAGTATCTGAACAAACGTCGCGCTCCGATACAAGCGAAGATGTCAATCTGCCTCACACCGTTTAAAGCGTGGCGGGGTGTGTAAAATAAATGGATGATTCAGCCACCAACCAGGTCCGCGACACGCTAAAGCAGTGGATATCGTTGGACGACCAGGAGCGCCAGCTGCGTGACCAGATAAAGGCACTGAAGCAGCGCAAGACCAACCTGTCCGAAAACATCCTGGGATTCATGCGGGACAACCAGGTGGACAATTTTTCACTAGAGGGGAACGGTCTGGGGAACATCTCACGCAGCGTGCGCACTACCCGCCCTCCTCTGCGCCGCAACATCCTGCGCACGCAGCTTCTCCTCCACTTTGCCGACCAGCCGCAGAAGGTTGGCGAGTTTCTGCGGTCCATTGAGGGCATTCAGGACGGAGAGGACAACATGACGGCGGGAGGAACGCAGCGCGAACTACTCATTCGTCGTCTTCCGCGTCAGCGGACGTCTATGGCTTTTACGACGGAGTGAGCTGCCACCCTTTGCAGGGCGCGGACACGACGGAACCTTCATTTCCCGCATGAACACGTCAATTGCATACCGCGATGCGTAGTTCAACCGTTTGTTCCGCAGCTTACACACCTCCTCATAGTTTGTAAGTTCTCCGTCAAATAGCTCGCCGTAATGGTCACTAGCACGCCCCGTCTTTGCAGTGTGGAGCATGTTCTGTATGGGCGTTACGTCAAGGAAAAACAAGTCACGCCCGCTCTGTGCCGTTTCCTGGGTAGGATCGTGAATCTTTGACTTTTGAAACTTGTTCAAGTACATGGCCGGGAGGTTCATGCATTCTTCGTTAAACTCCCGCAGTGCCGTTTTTTCAGTTTTCCCACCGTCTACCGCCTCCATTCCGCCTTTTACGATGCCGTACTTTATGCCCGTTGCGGGCAGGTACCGCAGGTGTGCCTTTGCGATAAAGGTCGTCTTGTCCTGGCGCGGCGTGTCGTACTGCACGCGGAACCCCAACTTTTCAGATTGCTCCTTTGCAACACCCGTAAAGTGCCGCTTCATGATTTCAAGAGACACTGGTTTCTTGAAATCGTGCGATTCAACCGCACGCACGTCGGCCACCGAGTCACTTAAAAAACGTGATTCTTTTCCAATGTAAACCGTTGGAATTTTGCCATTCATTGCGTATACGACGACTGCCGCCATTATACTCTTACTGCGAGAAATGCGTAATTGCCTGTTTGGCCGCCATTTGCTCTGCCTGTTTTTTTGTAGTTGCACTGCCTTTGCCAATACACATCCCGTTTGCGTTATTGACTCCCATTTCGTACACGCCGTTTTCTGAAGACACAATGTAGTAGGTTGGCGTCGTGTGGTACTTTGCCTGGAACAACTTTTGGAACTGCTCCTTGTAGTTTCGGTTGTTCATCAGCAGCTGTGGGATGTTGATGTACTGCTCAATCAAGCACACCACGAATTTGTACACGATGCTAAAGTCGTTGAACGTGTCCGTCCACAGTGCACCAATGAACGCCTCCAAAATATCGCCCAGTTTCTTTAGGTTTGCTCGCCCAAAACACACGTCCTCGTTGTGCCGAGAAATGATGTAGAACGCATTCAGTCCCATTTTCTCACACATCAGACCCAGCGTTTCATTGCACACAATCTCCTTTTTCAAATCCGTAAGAAACCCCTCGTTTTCATCGGGAAATCGGTTGAGCAGATAGGTTGACACGCATGCCCCCAGCACAGAGTCTCCGAGGTGCTCCAGACGCTCGTAGGAAGAGTCAAATAACTCAAGGCAGGCGTCGGGTCGTGGTGCCAACTCAGTGGGTTCCCCGGTTGGCGTGGTGTAATCCTTGCGTTTAACGTAGGACGAGTGGACCATTGCAGTCTGGTACAGCATAATGTCCCGAACATTCACTGGCACGTCAATGTACGTTTCAAGAATCTTGCGCAGCTCTTTGTGCGTCAACATGCGGTTTTTCGTGTTGTACGGATTATACGACATTCTTGCGATGCTTACGCCGTTTTGCTGTCTTGCGTGTCCGTTTTACACCGCCAAAAAAGGACGGAGACTGTTGTGTGGATGGTAGCTCTTCCTGAACCGCCCTGTTGATTTTCTTCCAGTTCGTTAGAAAAATTTGAGCGCTTTCCGGGCGTTTTGTGCGAAGGTCTTGTAACGACCTCCGCAACGCCGCCTCAATTTGAGGTTGGGCGGTTGCAATCAACGCAGGCAATTGTGCCAGCATTGCATCCATTGCGTATTTCTTCATGGAGGGTGCATTGTCCGCTGTCAATGCAGAGTCTGTATTTCTCATGGACATGGGCGACCTAGACGCAGGCATGTTTCTCATTGTCGTTTTAGAAGCAGGCGACCTCATAAACATGTTTCTCTTTGAAGCAGGCGACCTCATAAACATACTTCTCATTGTCGTTTTAGAAGCAGGTGACCTCATAAACATACTTCTCATTGTCGTTTTAGAAGCAGGCGACCTCATAAACATCGCCCCCATTCTCGCTGCAACTGCCGCCATTTATTAGGTACACTACTTTTTCTTGGGGATCACGTGGTCAAACGCAAACTCCTTTCCGACGCCCTTTTCCTTCTGCTTGCTACAGATGAACTCATTACACTCGGCACCGTTGGGAGAGTTGTGCGTCGCAAAGTACTCGGTGAGGCGCTCCTCCAGCTCCTTCTTTCCCAGCGACCATCCCTTGTTCCACTCGCCGGGGCGGTGAATGTTCACGTACGTCCCATCGTCCTTCAGCTCCAACTTCTTAAAATCGTGAAAGTCGGGATGGGCTAGAACGGCCGCCATCGACTTTTCAAGCGTCTTCTTCTGCTCGCGCAGCTCCGACACGGTCTCCCCGATTTCGTTCAGGCGGGTCTCCAGGTCACGGTACGCGTACAGGTTCTTCTTGAGCGTCTCCATTGTTTGTGTTGTCCGAATCAAACTCGCATAAAAGTAATCCGTTTTCAACACAATAGAGGGACATGTTTTTTGACGTTGAAACCATTGACCGGTTGCGCGAGACGTACAACAAAGAGCACGCGCATGAACCTGCAATTCCCAAGCACGCGGACGCAAACACCACATGGACGGCACTGAAGGAGCGCCTGCACTCCCAGTGCAAGACGGGGCGTGCCGAGTGTATCATCACGTCGCTGATGATGCGACCCAAGGCACCTGCAGAATGGAAGGTGAACCCCGAGGAGTGGTTGTCCAACGACGACATTGAAAAGATTGAAAAATCGTACCAGTCGCTGTTTGGGGGGTACAACTACGTGGGTACGTTTCCCATTGATTTTGACAGCGTGTCCGAAACGGGAACCTGCTTGATAAGTGCGCTGTGCTCGATGGACATTCGGTCCATTGCAAAAAAAGGGCGTGAGCAACTGGGCATCGTGTTCAACACGGATGTGAGCACGGGTCCGGGGAAGCACTGGGTCGCGGTATTCTGCGACCTTCGCAGCGAGTTGGAGTATCCACGCATGACCTACTTTGATTCGTACGCACAGAGTCCTGAACCTGAGATTAAACGACTCATGAAGCAGTGGAAGCAGGAGTGGGATGCCAGCGGGGTTCACTCCAAACCCATGGAGCTCACGTACAACAAGACGCGGCACCAGTACAAGGACTCGGAGTGCGGCATGTACTGTATCTACTTTCACTACTGCTGCTTAACGGGCATTCCCATGGAGCGCCGAGTGCCCGACGAGGTGGTGCGGGGACTGCGTGGACTGCTGTTTCGCGTATAAAATCTTGGCATAAAAGTATAACAAAAATGGCGAACGCGTGGATATCACACATCAAGAAGACGATGAAGACGATGAAGTCCAAGGGCACCTACAAGAAGGGCGACGGTCTCAAGAAGGTCATCATGGAGGCGAAGAAATCTTGGCACGGGGTCAAGAAAACTCAGCGTCGCAGTCGGGCATCGCGTCGCTAAAAAAATCAGTGTTTCTATCATATAAAGACAAATGGGTGGTGGTTTATTACAACTCGTAGCACTCGGCGCTCAGGATGCATACCTCAACGGAAACCCGCAGATCACGTTCTGGAAGGGACTGTTCAAGCGGCACACGAACTTTGCGATGGAGCCGTTCCGCCTGAACTTGACGGGTCAGCCCAACTGGGGCGTTAAGCAGAGCGTCACGCTCGGTCGCCACGCCGACCTGGCGTACTCAACCTACCTCGAAGTCGTCCTGCCGTCTGCGCCCACCAGCACGAGCACGACCACCACCGCCGTGTACAACAACGAGCAGTTCCGCTTGGGTTACAACTTGCTGAAGTACGTGGAACTCGAGATCGGTGGGCAGTTGATTGACCGGTTGTACGGCGAGTACCTGTTCCTGTGGGACACGCTGACGCAGGACACTGAGAAGGGTCTGATGCTCCAGCGCATGGTCGCCGGGCACGGTCGCCCGGTACAGACCGTGTCGGCTACGCTGCCTATTACGGCGGGTGGTACCACATCCATCGTGCTGTCGGACGCAGGCAACAACACGCAAGGCCAGGTCATTGCGTTTACCCCGGCAGGAGATGGTTGTGCGCCGGGCGGAACGGGTCGGCAGTCAGCCCCTGCCACGCTGTACATTCCGCTGTCGTTCTTCTACACTCGCAACCCCGGATGCGCGCTGCCCCTGATTGCGCTCCAGTACCACGAGACGAAGATTAACATTGCGTGGAACGACACTGCGTTTGTGACGGGCGACTACCTGCGCAACCCCTCGCCTGCCGCCCCCACCAGCGCCTCCATGTACGTGGACTATATCTACCTGGACGTTGAGGAGCGCCGGCGTATGGCGCAGGAGGCGCACGAGTACCTGATTGAGCAGGTGCAGTACAACGAGGACAAGGGCATCTCATCCGCGAACAACCGCATTGACCTGACGTTCAATCACCCCGTGAAGGAACTCATTTGGGTGGTACAGCCCACTGCGTACCGCACCTGTAAGGTGAACCTTGAGACGTCCGGCGTGGGCGTGCGCACACCCACCATCAACCCTAGTCGCTTGACTCCCTTCACGTACGACCAGAACGCAGTGTACGAGCAGCGCATCCAGTTCAACGGACAGGACCGTCTGGACCGTCGGTATGGCGACTACTACAACCGCGTCCAGCCGTACCAGCACCACAGTTCTGGACCGGGCACGATATACTTTGACACGCAGAACCCCGCCGGGTCGCTGCTTGCTAACGCCCCTCCTTCCAGCGGCATCAAGATGACGTCGCAGCGCGGCATCTACACCTACAGTTTTGCCCTGAAGCCCGAGGAGTCGCAACCCAGCGGCACCTGCAACTTCTCCCGCATCGACACTGCCACCATTGTGATGGACCTTGATGGGTCGGTGACGATTGATGAGACCACCGACAAGACGTGGGGTGTGCGCGTGTACGCCATCAACTACAACATCCTGCGCGTCATGAGCGGCATGGCCGGTTTAGCGTACTCCAACTAATACAAATCTCACCTCATAGGTAAATAAAAATGGTGGATACAACTCCTCCCCCCCAGTCTTCAAGCGGATGGGTGTGGTGGTTGGTAACGACTATCACGTTTGTGCTCATGGCAGTCGCATTTGGTGCGGGTGCCGCAAAGTTGTCATACCAGCGATCTCACTCGGCCCCATACGCTGTTCTTGCGTTTCTGCTGAGTCCGTTGTACTACCCATTTTATGCGTACAGTCAGTCTGCTGCCTCCTCGTACACAAGCCCATACTCCATGATGGGTGCTGCACGCAAACTCAAGAGCATGCTGTAATTACCAGTCCATCTCAATGTCCGCCACCCGACACGCCCCCGCAGGTCCCTCACCCTCAGTAATCTTCAGATTGACATCTGCAACCTCCGTGTCAAACACAGACACCTCCTCCTCCTCCAGGCCCTCGGGCAACTTGGTCTCGTCAATGAGGATGTCCACAAGACCCGTGCCACACGGCGGCTTCTGTCCGAACATGATGTTGGCAGACACGCCCTTCATGTTGTCAAACTCACCCGTAATTGCAGCGTTGAACAACACCTTGCTCGTCTCCTCAAACGAAGAGCGAGCAAGCACCCCAGAGTCGCTCTTGCTCATACCAAACCGGTCCGCACTCAGAATGTACCCCGGGTACGTCATTGTGTCCACCAGCGTAATCACGTGGTGGTAGTTCACGTACGCCTCCTCAAACACCTCTGCAAACTCCTCGTACATTGCCATGCGTGCCGTCTCAATGCCAAACACTTCCAGAATCTCGTGAATGTCGTTGGAGAACGACCGCTTCGGGTCCACGTCCGGCAGCGTTGACAGGTCTAGCAGGTTGGTGCCCTCCACGTCCAGCACGTACTGCTTCAGAGGCGCGTACCCGCTCGTGGTTGAGTCGTACACCACCTCCCGGTTCAGTTGCCGCATGTACACCCGCCCAATCCCGTCAATGCCCGTAATCACCGTATCCAGCAACTTCTCCTCCACGAACCGCAGCGACAGGGCATTCTTCACCACGTCCGGTCCAAAGATTACCCGCATCACCATCTTGTCGGGTGTGTTGGTGTCACTGTAGATACACTCAAACACGTGGAGAGCCTTGTTCTTCTGGATTTGTGTTGCAATCTTGCCCATGTCAATGCCACCGCGTGCCGCCATCACCATCTTGTCCAACTCCAGCCGCAGAATCCACGGCGACGCACAACTCGCGTCGTTCTGTGTGATCTTGAACTCCTCGTACGACTCTAGAATCGCCTTGTCCTCCTTCACCGCCGTGCTGGACGACATGGGATTGGGGTCGTAGTAAATGCGCACCGACTTTGTAATGTCCCGCAGCGTCGTCTTTTGAATCTCACGCATCTTGGAGATCATGCGGTCCTGCGACATGGCAACGTCATGCGTCATGTACACTACGTTGCCCGGATTCTTGGGGTTGTGCGACACACTCAGCAGCTCCACGATGCGCGGAACTCCCTGCGTAGCGTTCGCCTTTACGGTTCCTGCAGAGTGAAACGTGTTTAGCGTCAGTTGCGTGGTAGGCTCGCCAATGGACTGGGCCGCAAGGGGTCCCACCATCTCGCCAGCATGGACGCGCGCCTTGATGTACTTGTACCGAATGTCCCGCAGCAGCTCGTCAAACATGTCCTTGCTGAGGCGCAACTTGAGAATGGACTGCTTGGGTGCAAAGTAGTACCGCAAAAGTGCGTGGAACGTCTTGTTGTGCTTCAACCAGTCCTCGTTACACAACTTTGTGAGTTCTGCAACCACGTGTGCCGGCGTCAGGTTCGTCTTGGTCGCATACGGATTGGCGTACTTCTTTGCAAGGCGGCGCAGGTTCACGGGCGCAAGCACGTACGACTTTTTGGTGTTACGCATCACGTTGTGTACCAGGAAATCACGGTCAGCCATGATTTGGTCCAGCATGTCGTCGTCGCCCAGCGTCTCCTCCCCCTCTGCATTCACGACTGCCTCCGTGTCGGTCTTTGCAAGGGCGTACCCCTCAAAGATCTGTGCCATGGTCATGTTTGTCAGCTCGCACTCCTGCGCCTCAATCGCCGTCGTGTCAATGCCGTCTCCGCCGTACTGGAACTGGATGATGGCACCGTTTGCGTTGCGCACCGTGCCGTCGTACTCCACGTGAAGGTCCTCCATGGTCTTTACCAACTTGCGCTGGATGTACCCAGAGTCTGACGTCTTCACGGCGGTATCAATCAGACCCTCGCGTCCTGCCATGGCGTGGAAGAAGAACTCTGCAGGACCCAGGCCCGTAATGAACGAGTTCTCCACAAACCCACGCGACTCCATGCCGTGGTCGTACCGCGTGTAGTGCGGCAGCGTGCGGTCGCGCAGCGTGTACTGGATGCGCCGACCCGCAATCAGCTGCTGTCCCAGCAGTGCCATCATCTGTGCAATGTTCAGCGACGACCCCTTTGCGCCAGAATCCACCATCTCCACCATGCGGTTGTCCTTGGGCAGCACGTCCATCACCTTCTTTGTGATGTTGGACGCCACCTCCTTGAGTGCGTTTGAGATGCGGTTCTCCAGCTCCTCGCCGTCCGTGCGACCGCTGTCATTCACAAACCCGCCCGAGTGTACCGCCGACACAATGTCAGCAATCTGCTTGCGTCCCGTCTCAATGTCCGCCTTCAGCACGCTCTCCCATTCCGGCCCACCCATCAGGTCAGAGGCACCCACTGAGAACCCCGTAAACAGGTTGTAGCGAGTCACAATGTTTTGAACGTCGTTGATGAGCTGCCCGCACCGATGCGGACTAAAGTCGTTAAACACCACGTGGAGCAGACCCTCTGCCGAGTCGTCGCTCGACCCGCCAAACGCGCCCTTCTTTAGCAGTCCCTTGACCAGCTTTCCATCCTTGATTTGAACCCGACCGTCCAGGTCCATCAGCGGCAGCACCGTCGACACAATATCCTGACCCGACACGGTGCCGTTCTTGCGGGTGTACGACGACAGCGGGCGCTTCATGCGCGACATGATGTTCATTGCAATGTGCTCGGGCACTTGGACGTTCGGCTTGGAAATGCGGTACGCGCCCGTCAGCGTGTCTTGGAAGATTTGAATGATGGGCGTGTGGGTGCGCGGCGACACGATTTGGCGCAGCACGGACGCCAGGAACTTGAGCTCTGTCGCTGCAACAATGCTCTGCGGCACGTGCATGTTCATCTCGTCGCCGTCAAAGTCTGCATTGTACGGGCGCGTGGCACTCACGTTCAAGCGGAAGGTGCTGTACGGCAGCACGCGGATGCGGTGGCACTCCATGGACGCCTTGTGCAGCGACGGCTGGCGGTTAAACAGCACCACGTCCTCGTCAATCAAGTGCCGGTGCACAATGTCGCCCAGCGACAGGTCAATCGTGTCGGCGGTCACGTAGCGGAGGGAGATGGTGCGCTTCTCATCCCGAAGGAACACGGACTTTGCTCCTGGATACTTTGTGGGTCCATTGCGGACGTACGACATGAGTCGGTCCCGGTTATACGGCGTGACAATCTCGGGGAATGTCAGGTTCATTGCAATCTCCTCTGGCACGCCAAGCTCGTCTACGTCAATGTTTGCGTCGGGTGTAATCACGGAGCGTGCGGAAAAGTCCACGCGCTTGCCCATGAGGTTGCCACGCACGCGCCCAGCCTTGGCGCCTAGGCGGGACTTTAGCGTCTTCAGTGGGCGGCCTGAGCGCTGCTCGGCTTGCGGCAGGCCCTTGATGTCATTGTCAACGTAGGTCGCAACGTCAAACTGAAGCAGACCCGTGTACTTGTCAATGATGTCTGCAGAGTCACCCTTGTCAATCTTTTCGCGCAGGCGCTGGTTGTTGCGCACGATTGTGATGAGCTGGTGCGTCAGGTCGTCCTCCATGCGCTGGTTGTCGTCCATCACGACAGAGGGGCGCACCGTGAGCGGGGGCACTGCCAGCACGGTACAAATCATCCACTCGGGACGACTGAACTTGGGGTTCAACCCGATGCGGGCAATGTCCGTGTCGGACATGCGCTGGAACGCCCGCAGGACAAGTTCGGGCTGGAGCGGAATCATGGGGGTCTCTGCCTCCTCCTCGGGGTACCCCACGCCAACCAGGGACGCCACCGTATTTTCTGCCTTGACCACCTTCTTGATCATGGCCGTGTTGCAGTGAAGGCAGGTGTACCCGCCCGCCTTGCGCGTACCCTTGTACGTGACGCTCGTCTCCCGTGCCTCCTTGAACAGGTCCATTCCCTTGAGCGTGGCCGGGAACACCGTGTCCTTGGGGATGTACAGGTTTGAGCAGCCCATACACACCACGCTTAGAATGTTCTGGACCGTGTCAATGAACTGGTACAGGTACACGGGCCGTGCGAGGCGAATGTGCCCAAAGTGACCCGGGCACAGCAGGTTGGTATGCTTACACGTGGAACACACCTTGCCATTCTCAATCACGCCAAACCGGCCATCAAACACGCCGCCGGGCACGGGTGCCCCAGCTTGGTACGTCTTGTCGGTGATGACCTCCACCACACTGCGTGCCACAATGTCATCAGGGTTGGCAATGCCAAACTGAATGCCAATAATGGTGTCGCCCATTCTTATTCTTACTATTTCATCCGTGTATATTTCTTCTTCCGTTTTCAAGCAAGTGCTGCCCACGTCAGCGTCCAAAAATCATCGTCCCGCAGGATTGCTGTAAGCGTGTCTTCGGGAAACTTGGCGTCGGTCTCCAGTTCGTGAACCCATCGGTCGTAGTCGGGGCCCGTCTGGTTCTTGAACTTGGTCAAGCGTTCCCGGTTCAGGAACCGCTTGATGTCGCGCAGCTCGTCAAATATCTTTAGCAGGATCTTGTGCGTCAAGTACGGGTCCTCGCTCTCGTCCTTTAGTTGGCGAACGACTGAGTACCAAGCGTCCATTTGAAATCTCGTGCTAAAAAAGTAATGAAGCTAAAGACGATTCGGCGGTCGCATAAACCAGAAAAGAAATGGGATGCAGTGTTTGTCAACGACGCGGGTCGCGAAAAGGTCGTGCCATTCGGTGCGGCGGGCATGTCAGATTTTACCAAGCACAAGAACAAGACTCGCAGGGCGCGCTATTTGGCACGTCATGCGGGTATGGGGGAGGATTGGAGCAAGCCGGACACGCCGGGTGCACTGAGCAAGTGGATTCTGTGGGGACCTTCTACGTCGTTCCGCACCAACGTGCGGACGTTCAAGCGTCGGTTCAAGTTATAACTTTTGAACAATCATTTGAAAGTAATTACCGTTTGTAGTTAGACCTAACCCTCCTATAATTTTAAGTTTATCCTTATACTCATCTATAAACTGGTTGATTCCAACACATGTCTCTTTCCAGTCGTAATCGTCAAACACGATGTATCCCTCGGATTTTAACTTCTGAAACGCCATACAGCCGTCGCGGTACACGTACTCAGTCGCGTGGTTTCCATCCACATACACAACGTCAAAATACTCGTTTGCAAACTGTGGAACGACTTCATCTGAAAAACCGCGATGGACTTGAATTCTACCATTGTCGGGACATTTAGATAAGTTTGATTGAAATCCATTGAAGATAACGGATTGGGTATTTTTGTACTCGGAGTATTCGTCGTAGTCTAACCACGGGTCCACGCCATGTAATTCGGCGGTGGGTAATAGGGCTGCAACTTCAAATAAGTGATTGCCGTAAAATACACCAATTTCCAAGTATCTAAGAGGTTCGGTTTTACGTAGAGCTACGTGCGGAAACCACCAATTCGACGCACATTTATATAGTGGACCCTCATACGATTCAGGGCGCGCTTGCACTTGCACTTGCGGCTGCCGGCGTCTCCACGAGAGCATTTACATGTGGGACGAGTATAAAAAGTGGTGAGATGCCGGAGTGGTTAACGGGGGAGTCTTAAGAACTCCTGCTTCACAGCGCGCGGGTTCGATCCCCGCTCTCACCAAGTTTGCTCTCACCAAGTTTCGTTTTCATGTTCCAAATAAACAAATGAATGTACGAGAATATCACACTTCCAATCACAACGGGGTACCACGGCTCCATTATGATTGAAAGGTATTTAGGTTTGGTGTGGGGAAACGCAGTGTGTCAGGCACACGGGGGCGTACTTATCCTGACCTCCAACGTCCACTTGCGACCGAATGCTACCGATGCGGAGGGTGAATGGCGCAAGCGTGCCGTCGCGGCAGACGGAGCACAGTGCATTGAGTTTTGTTACGTGTGTGGCATACGGAATACACGCCAGAATCTCGCCAAACGTGTTTTGCGACGCGTCTCCATCCAGTCCCACCAGCAGAATGTTCTTTTGGTGTGCCTGTAGCATGTACTTTACGAAACCCTGTAGGCCCTTGAAGAACTGTGCCTCTTCAATCACGAGAAACTCGTGGCCGTACATGTCATTGTGAGGAATAATGGGGGTTTCCACGTCCCAGATGGTGCATGGAACCCGCTCATTGTCGTGTGTAATCAGCACGTCTTCTAGGGAGTACCGGGTGTCAATGTTTGGCTTGATGACGAGCACCGACTTGCCGATGGCACGCTGACGCCGCACAAACGACATGGCGTGACTGGACTTTCCAGAGAACATTGGGCCTAGCACGATTTCAAGCGACATATTATGTGCCGACCAGCAGGGGGTGCATAGTTGAATTCATTTTCTACAGTGCTTTAACAATTCGAACAATCTAAATTTGAGACCCCAGGTTATTTGTAGAGTATCCGTATTGAAACATGACACTTTCTTCGGGGATATTGATATGCTTGTGTGCATCAATAGTTTGGATTCCATGCCACGGAATTGGATAAAATGTTTTAGACGGATATAGACGAACATTAATGACAGTATGAAGACTGCGATACAAGTCGGTAATCAACATAGGACCCACTGAAATCCATGGTGCTTGCCGCATATCTCTGTGAGGAATCACATCGATACATGCGTGAATGAATCTAGAATGCTTCTTAGACATGGAGACTCCTCCACAAATGAGTTCGCCATTGCGTTCATACCCAAAACCGGCGTCGTCATTAAACTCCTCTAATAGTGCGTTTAACTTTTCTGGTTTTACGATGTAACTATCTGCATCGATATAGACGCCTCCAAACTGATACAGTACTTCATATCTAAGAATATCGGATTTTCCATGGTATGTTTGTTCGCTCTCATAAAACGAACGGTTTACCATTTGAAGCTTAGAAACTGTTTCATCGTCCCACAGTTTATACTCATACCCATACTCGGTACAGAACGCACGAACACTATCCATCCAACAATCTGGGCGTTTGTTTGGACCGATCCAAACCTGATGAACAATCTTAGGAATATACATTTATTACACTCTGCCGAATAGCATGTAAATCATGAGAAATATACCCCGTTATTCAAGTGTTGTCTTTCAATGTCCGAGTATCCTTCACGCTGGATCATTAGTGAAGGAATGACGCTATACCAATTATGTATTGCTTGAATACGCTTCCAATACTGGTCAAGTGCATACATGCCATAATTTTTTGTCTGTACAAACCCATCCAGACTTTCATTCAAATTTTGAAGAAGAGTTGGGTAGTAATGCTGCGAGATTATGTACGCTGTACCAGTTTGCCCTGATAGTAGTTTAAAGGTCTCATTGTTATAATGTGCGTAAACCGTTCCTAACATAACAACGTCAAATGGTTTTTTCACAAGTCTTTCGAGGATTGGATATCCGACATCGAACTTATTCCATATTGCGTCATCTTCAACAACTAAACAATTCTTCCATCCATGTTCAATCGCCATATTTAAGACTGCAATATGACTTTTTGTACAACCAATTCCGCCATGCGACGTATCTAACACTGCGCTAAACCGAATGATTTTCTCAGGAGGGAAGAACTTTGCGAGTTCAGACTCGATTTGACTACGTCTATCAGTACGATGGTCTAAATTGATGTACACGACTTTTTCTATGAAGTCAAACATTTATGTATGTATGATTCTCTCTCTTTTTAAATCATATACAAAGAGACATTTTACCTTTTATTTAAACAAATAAATCGAATAAGTTAAAATGTTGTACATGCCTATACATTTAGCACAACATAATATATATGATATATTTCACAATGGAGAATATTTTGTAATTATCACTCCAAATACTCAGGTCAAACATATTAAACTTTTCAATGACAGAATATTTGAATACATAACACTTGAAATATTTGGAGCGATATATGTGTGTAAAAGTGAATACATTGAAAATATTGAAATAACAATTGATAACATGCTAGTTAGAACAAATGTAAATAGATATCCGACTTTTGATAATGAGATTGTAATGTCTTCGATGGTGAACAATGAAGATAATTATATTATACAATGGATAAAACACTATAAACGGTTAGGTGTAACACGGTTTATTATTTATGATAATTCAACCAATGATTCGCTAAAAAACATATTGAAAGATGATGATAGTATTGTGCTAATAAAATGGACATATCCATACTATGATAGTAGCGGATGTATAGCACACGGACAAGTGTGTCAGATTAACCACGCAATATACACATTAAAGTCATCAAAATATATTGGATTTTTTGACGTAGACGAATATATTAATCCACGAACATCTGAATATCGCTTAAATAATATATTTGATAATATTTTGACACAAAACAATTTGCAATATGATGACATTGGAAGTTTTCGTTCATTGAGTAAGTTTTTCATAAATAAACACAATATTCCAGAAGAAGGTTGTGAATTTATGAAAGTGTTTGATTGCCAAGATATTTTACAAACTGGATATGAAAAACATTTTGTGGTACCAAAAAATATAGATGCATGTTGTGTTCATAGTATTATAAAAGGAAAACCTGAACTAACAGTGCCAACTAATATTATGTTTCATAACCATTATGTTTTTCTAAATAAAATATCTACGTATTTTAACAACATCATGTTTGGAAGACACAAAAACGGAAGAGGACGATGGGAACCCACTACACATACTGACACATCTATAATTAGATTTTATAATATGGCAACTAAAAAAATAAGAGTTAAATTGAATGGTAGATTAGGAAATCAGTTATTCCAGATTGCATTTTCAGAGTATTTAAAAAATCATTTTCAAACAGATGTTACATTCGAAACAAGTCATTTGCCTCCAGAGCATTTAACATATCTTTCGACTGTTCTAAACCCATGGAGTCATTTAATAGATTCAGTTCCATCCAATGATATTGTAGAACATAATCTACATCCTCAAGACTGGATTAAAATTATTCAGGATGTGCCGAACTCGCCAATTCTTATACATGGATATTTTCAGAATTATAATTATATACCTTCTAACTTTGTATCAAAACTACAATTTCCCGACACGATATTAACAAAATACCCAGATATTAATAACACGGTGTTTATCCACATTCGTGGAAGCGATTATAGAATTCCAACACATAGTTGGTTACATAATGTTGGATTAGATGAATATTATAAGCAAGCAATTCAGATGTTTCCAACAGATACAAAATTTTCAGTTTTTACAGACGATATTGAATATACCACATCGCAATCATTCTTAAAAGATATATCATATTCGATTATAGATGAAAATCCAGTAGACTCATTGTTTCTTATGTCAAAATGTAGTGGAGGAATATGTGCAAATTCATCGTTTTCATGGTGGGGTGCTTATTTGAATCCGAATCGTAAATTGGTACTGCCTTCAAAATGGTATAATGATCCAAATTTGTATACGCAGGGTTATTATTTTCAAGGAACTTACGTTATTTAATCGCTCCTGATCAATACATTCACATGTATACGTTTGAAATTATATTTTCATATACTATATCAAAGCATGGACACAAAGTATTGTACGAATAGTCATAGACTAGCGGGGTTTGGTTCAATGCTTCAATATTTGTTATGGTGTATTTTGTACGCAGATTTGAATGGATATGAATTTGTATTGACAGATATCCCTGATATAGAATTGATGACTATGCGAAACGAAGACAACCAGCACACATATACAATGGATATTATTAACGATTATATGGCAATCAAGAAAAATTATAAGAACATAAATGAAATTAATGAAAACAATGTGCTAAGTTTAGACGTAGCAAAAGCATATGAATTTGTACAGCAAAATATAAATTATTCACATTCGTGTGATGGGTTTTTGAAATTCAAGAATTTGTTTTTTTCAGGAAAAAAGAGTCGATTTGATACAACGGTATATAATGTAGCAATACATATCCGTAAAATGGGTAAATCTGAATCAAAATATTACCCATACAGTCATGATAGATATGGGACAGACTTGACAATGATTAAAGACCTAATCAACCAAATTAAGACACAAATAACAGATAAAAAGGTGTTGTTTCATATATATTCGTGTGGAAATAATGATTTTTCAGCAATACAATCTGATGAAGTAATTTTACATATAGAAGAAAACGTCATCGATACATTTAATGACCTAGTATTTGCCGATGCGCTTGTCATGTCTACTAGTTCATTTAGTTATGTCGCCGGGTTGTTATCGAACAGTCAACGCATATACTATCCAAAGTTTTGGCATCCACCGCTTGCGTATTGGATTCTAATTTAATTTCATGTTTTTCTTACAAATGAGGTGTTTAGTTATAGGATGTGGTTTTATAGGAGGTCATCTTATTAAGGCCCTTAAAGAAGAAGGACACTATATAATCGGAGTAGGTACGCGGTCAAAAGAATCTTTTAATGGCGACGAATATGTTGCCATAGACATGCGAAATAATCTGAATGTAGAAGAAATATTTAATAAAGTTGGGCATATCGATGAAGTATATTTACTAGCATTTGTTATGGGCGGAGCTACTTATATTAATTGTGGATTGAACGACGCAGATGTAATGAGCGATTCAGCACTTATTTGTATCAATACTATAAGGGCATGTTTAAAGTATAACGTTGGAAAAATATTTTTTGCGTCTAGTGCATGTGTATACCCTGAAAATGATTTGGGAATATCAACTTGTAAAGAAGATACGGTATATCCGGCATTTCCCGTAACTGAATATGGTTGGACAAAGATATTCATAGAGAGACTTTTAATGAGTTTTAAAAAGCAGCATAACATGAATATACGTATTGCACGTCTACACAGTATTGTAGGAGAAGGATCTGCTTGGAAAGGTGGTCGTGAAAAGGCACACTCTGCGCTTGCAGCAAAAGTTGCAATGGTAGAACATGACGGTACAATCGATGTATTTGGCGATGGAACTCAGGTGCGTACGTTTTTACATGTTTCCGATTGTGTGAATGGTATCATAAGATTGATGCGGTCAGATTGTTGTGAAATTATAAATATCGGATCAGACGTTCCTATAACTATAAAAGAGTATATTGAAGTATTGAAAAATATATCTGGAAAAAAGTTTAATGTACGGTATATGCCAGGGCCAACTGGTGCTCATATTCGTTATTGCGATATTGAAAAGGCAAAAGTGCTTATCGATTGGTACCCAACCATATCCATCGAAGATTCTACTAAAAGAACATATGATTGGATTGTATCGCGTCTAAAATAACAAATTAATTATATAGTGATATAAGAAATGGAAAAATGTCGTATATGCGGGGGGGGCGATTGTACCGACATTATTGATTTAAGCGAACAAGTTATAACGTCTAGATTTCCTCTTGTTGGCGATACATCAACGCCTAAAACGCATATAGTATTGGTAAGATGTAGTAGTTGCGGTTTAGTTCAGTTAAAAAATACAGTCGTACCTTCTGAACTTTATGAATATACATATGGGTACAGATCGGGTATAAATGGAATGATGATAAATCACTTAAAAAGTTATCATCATGAAATATTAAATAAGATAACCCTTTCAAGCGGTGATGCTATATTAGACATAGGTAGCAACGATGCTACATTCTTATCATTTTTTGATTCTAGCATCATTCGGGTAGGGTGTGATCCGACCGCAAAACAATTTGCGGAATACTATAAAGATATTCATTATGTACCAACATATTTTTCCACACACGCACTTGAACATCTAAATCTCAAGTATAAAGTTGTATCTTCTATATCTATGTTTTATGATTTACCCGATCCGGTTCAGTTTGCTAAAGATGTAAACAACGTGTTAACTGATGATGGGATTTGGACTCTTGAACAGAGTTATATACTATCAATGCTCGAAACGAATAGTATTGATACAATCTGTCATGAACATATAGAATATTATGCATTGAAACAACTATTATACATTATGAACTGTGCTAATTTAAAAATCATTGATATCAAACGAAATGAATGTAACGGAGGCAGTTTTAGATTATATGTCGCCAAAAAAGAATCAGCATATCCAGAATGCCATGAATTAATACGGTCGTACATTGATAATGAAACGCATTGTGGATTAGATAATTTATTAACATATTATAACTTTGTCGCAAGATGCGATAGAGAATTAAATATCCTAAAGGAGTTTTTGATTCAGAATAACTCAGAAGGTAAAAAAACATACATTTACGGTGCATCAACAAAAGGTAATTGCCTGTTGCAGTACGCGAATATTACACCCGACATTATCCCATACGCAGTAGAGAGAAATCTTCAAAAAGTTGGATGTATGACATCCACAGGTATAGAAATTATAAGCGAAGAAACCATGCGTAAAAATCCTCCGCAGTTTTTGTTAGTACTTCCTTGGCATTTCAAGAGCGATATAATAGTACGCGAAAAGGCATTTTTACAGAATGGCGGTTCTTTGGTTTTTCCATTACCTATGTTCGAAATTGTTAGTGCGTAAAATGTTGCCTAATAAAATGTCCTGTTTTTTTAAATGTCGTTCCCTTGGAATATAACATCGCCTCGCCCCGTGACCCCCGCAACGGCATCTGATGAGGATATCCCACGCATCGAGGGTGATTGCACAATGACTAGTCTAAAAGACATATTGTCATCAAATCATTTTACATTTGATGAGAATGGAAAAATCAAAATCCCTTCGCATTTCAAAAAGATAAAACTAGACATTGGTGTTGCTATTGAAGCAATACATACAGAGTATTGGCTGAATCATGAGCCGAATGATTTAATTGTGTTTGGATTTGAACCACTACCTTCATCAGTTGAAGAAACTATTAAATATTATAAGCAACCTACTTCGAAATGGACGCATGTTGCTCCATCCAATAAGATTGATTTGAATTGGTTAAATAACAATTTTTTGATTGCTCCAGTTGCATTAGGAAACGTTGATGTTAGCGGTTCGTTTCTAGATTTCTACGTTACAACTTCTAAAAATGTTGGTTGTTCAAGTTTATTCAAACCAAATACGGAAGTGTTCAAACAAATCGGTGTTGGAATCGACCATATTATGAAAGTACCCGTGTTTAAATTATCAGACTTCTTTGATTTAATACCGTTTGACCAGATCGAGTATATTGACTATATAAAGGTAGACGTACAGGGAAACGACCTGAACATCATTAAAAGTGGAGGGCAGTATATTCAAGATAGAGTAGTCTATGTAACTATGGAACCAGAAGTTGGTCAGTATATTGGTGCGGATGATAATAGCACTAGTAATATGATTGCATATATGGATACCATTGGGTTTGACTTTATTCATCACCCAAACGCATGTGACCCAACATTCTTAAATCGTAAGTTTAAACATTTAGCAAACAGTATTTACATAAAACAATTTAACTAACTACTCAAACACCATCCGAGGCACAATGTGCATTGCCTCCAACTCCTGAGCCCACAACTTCACTGCATACGGAATCGTCTTCATCTCAAAGTCCGTCTGCGCCCCACACACTCCACAGTGGTAGATATTCTCTTTCGGGTTCATTACGGCGAGTGTCCCGCACTTCTTACACACGCCCGTCGTGAACGGGTCGCTCACGTCCATCAGACGCTCCTTTGTGAACATGGACACGCCGTGACTCAGCATGCAGTCGCGCTCCATCTCACCCACACGCAGGCCACCATCACGACTACGTCCCTCGCACGGCTGCCGCGTCAGCGACACAATCGGACCACGGGCGCGAGAATTGCCCGTCCAAACCGGCAGGCCATTTCGGCGTACGTAGAACACGTTGCCTGGCACTTCTAGGCAGTACACCTTTCCGTTAAACGGAGTCATCCCTTCATGCTGTCCATTCTGCTGCTTATGATGCCCATGGTTCATTGCTGGGTGGTTCTTGGATTGAATGATGGCAACAGTCCACAGATTCTGGGTTGTAAACCCCGAATGATTGCCAATGGCGTACGGTGTACCCGCTGGCGTGTGGATGCGCTTGTTTGCAGACCATCCTGCGTGAAGCGCAAGTCGTTGTACGTCATCCGCCAACTTGGTTGACGCAGTCGAGTATAACAAGGAGGTCTTGTTTGTGGACGTGTGTCCGTCGCTGAGGAGTAGTCCAGTAATGAGCGTCTTTGCCTGCTCCTTGTTCAGTGCCCAAACCCAATCAGGGAGACACTTGTTTGTAGCCCCGACACTCAGGGCACGCATGTAGTTGCGGAGCTGACGATTGGACACGTCAAGCTTACACGAGTCGGGGTAGTATTTGTATGCCAAATTGAGTCGTGGCAGGTAGGTATCCAGTGCGTTCTTTACGCGCGGTTTGTTTGCCGCCACCGTCACACGGGAGGTTGTGCACCATCCGTCGCCGATCCAGATGCCGAAGAACACTAGCCACGCCTCCATGTCCACCTCGGATGCGGGTGCATCTTCATACGCTGGTAGCACAAACTGGTAGGGCGCGACGTCCCACTCTACGTTCTTCTGATACTTGACGTGCTTTCCAACGATAGTGTGTGCTTCGTGTAGGCCATACCGCCACTCCTGCTTGCGCGTGTACGACTTTGCCACCCACATGCGATGACTGGGGGTAACCTTTAGACTCACCTGCTGCGACTCAACCTCGTACATGTCTCCTTCGTAGTCATACTCGTAGGTCCGAATGGGTTGGGCGTACACGAGGTTGCCGTTCTGAAGCGTCGCTACCGTATCGTCCAGCGTAACCTCATTGATTGGTTTCCATCCGCGGGTGGTTAGAACGTCATGGTCATCTGTGAGGCAATGCGTTTTGTCTCGGACCATGTGCTTCAGACGCTGGTAGAACGTGGGCCCCATGAAGATTTCTGCCTCCATCATCTCGCCCGTTTGCCCGTTGTACAGCAGCTCGTTTCCGTACGGGTGCATGCCCAGCGACACCAAGTGCTTCCGCAGCTCCGCCACGCTCAGGTGCGAGTAGGGCGTGCCGTCTCCCAGCGTGCCCCGCATGGAGCACACCTTGCCAAACATTGTCTCCATTAACTGTGCGATGGTCATGCGGGAGGGCACTGCGTGCGGGTTCATAATCAGGTCAGGCCGCAGACCCGACGCAGAGTACGGCATGTCCTCCTCGTTCAGCATGATTCCACATGTGCCCTTTTGTCCGTGGCGCGAACTGAACTTGTCTCCGATCTCGGGGACGCGCTCAGAAACGACCCGCACCTTTACGAACGGGTACCCATCACTGTTCTTGTCCTGCCACACGCCGTCAACACGACACGCCTCTGAGTTCTTGTGCGTCGTAGACGAGTCACGGTACGCGTACCCATTAACGTCATTCTTCAGGTTGGTCACCTTTCCGATGATGACGTCATTCTCCTGGACGATGGCGTTCGTTGCAGGCAGACCATTGTCCTGAATCGCATGGTACGACGACGTCTTGTAGCCTCGCGTGTTGGCACGCTGGGGCCGCGTAAACTTTTCCTCCTTGCCAGACGTTACGTTCCGGTGCTCCTCGTCCTTGTACATGGTGTAGTACAGCGTGCGGAACAGCCCACGGTCCACTGCTGTCTTGTTGAGAATCACAGAGTCCTCCTGGTTGTACCCGCCGTACATGCCAATCGCCACCACTGCATTCATTCCAAACGGCATCTCGTGCGTCTTGAGCACGTTCATGATGCGCGTCTCCACAAACGGTCGAGCGGGTTGGCAGAAGATGTAGGCGTTCTTGTCCAGGCGCTTGGCGTAGTTCCGCGCAAAGATGCCAATAGCCTGCTTGCCCATTGCGGACTGGTACGTGTTTCGCGGCGACTGGTTGTGGTCGCTCATTGGGATGCTGGACGCCATGTGGCCCACAATCATCGTTGGATGAACCTCGCAGTGCGTGTGGTGAAGCGTCACCTCTGCGGGCGTCATGGCGATGCGCACCGTCTCTGACTCTGACGAATCAATGTACTCCACCGACGACTGGACCCAGTCGTTCCACACGTCCGACGCGGGTGCCGGCGGAATCACACCATTCTCCACCCGGAACAACGGACGCACCACCCGCCCACCATCCGACTCCACCGTCAAGATGTTTTGTAGGATGTTCCACGCAATGCCCGTGTGCGGGTGCAGACGGAACAGCCGCTTTGCGTTTCGCAGGTACGCGTGAACCTTTGCAGGGTTGGCGGTGTAGGCCACAATCACGCCGTTCAGCATGATACACGTGCCGCTGTACGGCTTCAGAGAGTCCACCCAATCAATGCCCGGGCACTCACGGAGGAGGTTCACCACCACGGATGAGGGCGTGTGCTGCGTGACGGACGTCAAGATAGACATGGACTTTACAATGCCGACGGAATGACCCTCGGGCGTCTCCACGGGGCACATGTACCCCCAACTGGTGCCGTGAAGCTTGCGCGGCGCAAGCAACTTGCCGCTCTTTTCCACCGGCGTTTGGATGCGGCGTAGATGGCTCACGGTGGCAAGGTACGACAGGCGGTTCAGGACCTGCGACACGCCCACCTTGGTGGCGTTGGACATGGATGACGACGAGGTGCCCAGTCCCTGCACCGTGAAGTTGCCGGTTGCAAGTGCCTGCTTCAACTTACCTTCAATCGTAGACACCTTGATGATCTTGTACAGGTTGTTCACGTTCAGAACGTCCAGTGGGTTGGGCGACTCCCCCTTCTTCCAGTTGTCGTTGTTGACCTCGTGCACAAACTTTCCACGAATGTCCTTGGACACCTTCTGGAACAACTGCCGGAACAGGTTGTTCAGCAGTGCACCCGTTGTCACCACGCGCTTGTTGGGGTAAGCGTCTCGGTCGTCAATGGGAATACGACCCTGCTCTGTGAGCAGCAGGCGCCGAATCATGGCACACGTCAGCGCACACTTGCGAGAGTCCAGTGCCTTTGAGTTGGACGCGTCCCCGCCAAACCGCACGTGGGGCAGGTACTCACTGTCCAGCAGGGTGCGCACGTAGGCGTGCTTGTCCTCGTGCGTCGTGGAGTACTGGAGGCGGCCCGTCAGGTAGTGGATTGCGTCGGCGCGGGTGTACACGCCAATGTCGGCACACTCCTTGAACGAGGCAACCAGCGTGTCCAAGTTTGCGTTCACCTGGTCGCCCCAAATCAGATTAGCAATGTCCTCGTCTGTCTCCACGCCCAGCGCACGGAAGAAGACCATGATGGGGACGTCCTCCGCAAACCGGGGTGCGCAGATGGTGAGCGGGTACCACATGCCGTTGAACTTGGACGAAATACGAATCTCAAGCTTCTTTGGAGGCGTCGTGAACGACTCGTGCAGCGACTTCATCTCCACCGAGTACGTGTACTTTGACGCCGTCTTTTTGTTGAAGAACACCATGATGCGATTGTCTGCAACCTTCTCCTGGCACAGGATGGTGCGCTCGCTGCCGTGGATGATAAAGTACCCGAGCGGGTCGTTCGGGCACTCGCCCGTCTCCTCGCGACTCATTGGGTAGTCGTTCAGGATACACAGCGACGACCCCAGCATAACGGGAATCTTGCCCAAAGACACCCCTGAAAACACGCGCATGCTCTCGTCGTACTCTGCCAGCGTGTCGCCCTTGTACGTGCGCGCCACAAACCGCACGTCGCAAAACATCTGGGCCGAGTACGTGAAATTACGCACGCGGGCCTCCTGCGGGAACATGGGCTTCACACGCCCAGTCGCCTCCTGAATCCGGGGCTTCATGTACGTGATGTTCTCAAACGTCAGGCGGAACTCGTACTTGTACTTCTTTGTGGTTTCATCCTGCTCGTGCCACACCACAATGGGCGCGTTCGAGGACACGATGAGCGGCAACTTGTTGCGAATGAAGTCCTCGTACGACTCAATTTGGTGCTCCACCATCCGGGTAATCCCCTGCGTGCTAAAATATGAGCGGATGGCCTTCCACTCCATCGTAGTTATTGTAGTGCCAAACTCCGGAAATCAAATCTTGATTCGTTTTTAATAGAGCAGACCATGGAAAAGGTTACCATCACAAAGTTGGACGAAACTTCACAGGTTCCGTCACGCACGGCTGCCCCAGGTTGCAAAGCAGGGAAACGAAAGACGCAAAAAACATACCCGCGGGGGATTCTGAAGATAAAGCCAACGGCAAATCCGGCAAAGTCTCCGCCGTTAAAAAAGACTGCCAAGCGTCAAACTATTCAAATCATGACGGACAAGGGTGCAAGCAAACGGCGCAAGACAATCAAGAAGCTGGTGGCAGGGTACACCAACGACAGAGTCAAGACGTTGGTTGAAAAGCATGGGTTGCTGAAGAACAAGAACACGCCGCCCAGTCTGATGCGGGACATGCTGGAAGGCGGCGCAATCGCAGGATTCATTTCCTTGGAGTAAATTAACGTGGAGCATGACAAGTCTTTGGGGGCCTCTTGGGTGGATGACCCTCCACTCAGTGTCCCTGCTGTATCCCGAAAATCCATCGTCTGCAGACAAGCAGATTCTAAAACGGTTCATGGTGCTGTTCCGCGACAGTTTGAGTTGCCCGCAGTGCCACAATCATTTCAAGATCATATTTGCCAACTACATGCGGACCCACCCAGATTGGGACGCGAGTCGGTTCAATTTTTTCCTGTTTATTTGCCGGGCGCACAACACCGTAAACCGCCGTCTGAACAAACCCAAACCGGATTCGGTACAGGCGTGCTTGGATATGTTTCGGTCAAACACGCAGCACACGTCAGCGGGCACGTACCGCGCCAAGTACATGGAGTACCTGATTCGTAACTGGAGTCGTGACATGAGCGGTGAGGGGTTTATGCACTTGGGAGAGGTGCGGGAGTTGCGGCGCATCAACGACGAGTACTGGGGTACAAAATCCGACGATTCAACGGCGTCGTTTGACATGAATGCAAACGCGCTTGAGTTTATTGATGAAGCGCAGGGTTACCAGTCTCTAATGACGGGGACCGGCACACTTGCCAGCGTGTCATCCAGTCCAAGCGTCCACGTTGGATTCAAAGGGGGCAGACTTCGGTTGACGCAGCAGCGGTAGGGTGCCAAGGCAGCGATATGCGGGGTTTCATTTCCCACTCGTGGCGTTTCATCCAAGGATGCCGAGTGGCGGCGTACACCTCGTTGGGGAAACGCACCGGCCTTCTCGCTAGTCTGCAGGATTTGGATGGGAGGATAAATTGGAGTTGGTCTCCGATGCCATACGTTCTAGGGGCCGGCACGGGTTTCGCTTCGCCTTCGTATGCCATTAGCGTACGCAGCAGAGGTGCGTCGGGGTAAGGGTACACCCAGTCCCAGTTTACGGGTTCACTTGTGAGGAAGTACGCCAGCGTCCAATGAAATGTCGTCCAAAATGCGTCAACGACGGGTTTCGTGGATTGAACGCCGTCCATCACGTGGAGGTAGTACTGCCGCTCAAAGTGTGCGCCGTCCCGTCCAAACATGCCCTTCTCCTCGGGTCGCCGCCGCAGTTTGATTCGCTCTTGGAACGTTGGAAACTCTTTCCGCTCGGCCACGTCAAGGAACGTGTTTCGGCCCTCGTACGTTGTCAGGTCGGGTTTGCCTGCAGCCTCGTACATTGCCAGCGCACGCTGGTACCCGTCCTCCCGCAACGAAAACATGCCCAGGGCAGGCATGAAATCGTTTCCAAAGCACAGGATGCTCATGGCCACGTACTGGTCAATGGGAATGGGAAGCTGCTCCTTTAGGGAGTGAATGTCCAGCATGGAAAACTCGGCAACGTCCAGTTTCGGGTCGTTGAACTCTCCGCTCTCTCGCAGCAGGGACATGTGCTCTGCCAGTCCCGAGTGCTGTAAGGCAATCAAAATCAGGTCCGCATCTAGTCCGTAAATACACACGGACCTGCGACGGGACGCATCCATGACCCGGAGTTTCTGGATGAGTTTGTGCTCACCTTCTCCCTCTTCCAGGGTGCCGCTCATGATGGCGTACGGAAACCGGTGCTGAAGCGCCGACTCCAGTTCTTTCATGTACGGCGTGCCGGGGGAGATCTGGTTGCGGTCAAACACGGGGGACTCGTGCTCGGGTGTGCGCATGCGGCGATACCGCTGCTGGACGATTTTAGCGTAGGGCACAATGCCGTCCATTGCAATCACAAGCTGCTTGGGGTGACAGAACGCCTCCAATATGTGGGCGAACGCATCCACCACCGAGTGAATCGGGTTGGCGTCGTCAATGTAGCGGTGGATGAGGCAGTTAAAGTCCACGCCCAGCACGTCGACCTCCATCCGCTGCTTCACGGGGCGAGAGATGCCGCGGTGCGATTTCAAGAGGGACGCAAAATAAAAGGGAATGCCCATGCTTGTGTGTATCTACGTGTGGCAGGATGAAAACGCTTACAAAAAATAACGGCGTATCATAAAATGAAGTGGTTGTGGGTGCTCGCGCTGTTGGTTCCCGTCGTGCTCTACGGACTCACCATATACTCGTCGGTAAAGGTGGCAAAGAAACCGTGCTCCACCTGCCCGTACGCTGCAAAAACTCTGGATGAGTAAAGAAAACCTTTATGAAAGAGTAAAATGGACGTTGGTAGTTTTGTATTGAGCGTGTTGCTGTTTGTGGCGTTTGTGCCAGGTGTTCTCGTGCGTCTGCCTGCAAAGGGGAGTGCAGGCACGGTGCTGGTCGTTCATGCGGCCCTGTTTGCAGTGGCAGCGTCCGCGGTCATGACGCTGTACTGGCGGATGCGGGAGGGTTTCGGCAACTACGGACCCACGTGCCCCAACGGCTACACCAAGACGGAGGGCGGCGACTGCGTTCCCTCGGGGCACCAGACGTACGACGTGTAAAAAATCACTCGAGAAGAAGATAAATGTGGGTTAACCTTCTTCTAAAGGCGTTGTTGTTTATTTTGCTGGTGCCAGGCGTTCATTTGAATTTCCCAGGCACGTTGCTAGAAAAGTCCCTGATTGCTGGCCTGTTTTTTGCAGTGCTCAACTGGGTTGCATACAAGGTTATACGCCCCATGTTGGAGTCGTTCAAGAACCCTGATTCCCGCGTTGACCAGCCGTGCCCCTCTGGCTACATCAAGTGCGCCTCGGGCGACTGCCGCTTGAAGAGCGACGTTCACAGCCCCTGTGGTTAAAACCACGAGAACTTGTCGTCCAATCCCAGAGCGAACTTGTTGTCAAGCGCACGCTGCTGCGTGCTTGTACACACCGCCGTAAACTCCAAATATAAAATTTGTTCCTCATTCTTGACCTTTGCGTACTCTACAAACTCGGATGGTGTTTGCTTCCAGTCGTACACCCGCTTGGAAATCAAAGCATCCCGCAGTTTATCAACGGACATGTAGGGTTTCGTCGTCTTTCCTGGACGAATCAACAACTTCTTTTTATCCGTGTTGAAGGCAGCAGTAAGTGCCTCAATGTACGTGTTTGCAGTCAGCACTGGATCCTGCTTCCACGAAATTGACTTGGTGCGGTTTAGGTCCTTGAACAACTGAATGGCGTCCTCCTCGGAATACACGGTGGACTCACCCACCAACACCATGAAATCCTCGGCGTGGATGTTGCGGAAGTACATGCGTAGCACGTGCGATCGGTGCTGACCGTCCACCACACACCGATGTCCCGCCCCCTCAGAGTCCACAATGTTTGCGACAACATACGGCGTCAATGACAGTTTGCGAATGTTTCCACTCAAACTCTCATAGATAATTCTCACATGGTCCTCGTCCACAAGTCGCTGTCCCTTCCACACAGGTAGGTCTGCCAATGCCCGCGCAGATACGAGCGAGTACCTGATTCCTGATGCAGTTTCCATGCTAGTTGTGTTGTATGGCGTGCGCTGTCCTAAAATCCATTTTCAGCGCGAACATGTAGCATATTTAAATGAACCACATTTCCTTGTTGGATGTTCCTGTGGTGTTTATTTGCCCGGACCACACTGAAAAGTACAGGGAACGCAAGGTGTACATGTTTGACTTTTTAAAAAAACTAGGGTTCAAGAACGTGTCCATGTACAAGTCTGGCACGGACGCGTATCCTCGCTGCCTGGCAGAGGCAACGTATCACGCAATCGCTGCACACTGCCACAACGACGAGCCGTTCATCCTGCTGGAAGACGACGTCGAGTTGTGTGAGTGGGTCGAGCGCCTGGACGTGCTGGACGTTCCGGCGGATGCAGACGGTTTTTATTTAGGGTATGGGAAGTACGCCGGACACCCTACCGAAAACTGGGCACTGGGGTACGATTCTTACAAGTTGGAGGTGCTGAACGACACGCACGTTCGGGTGTGGAACATGCTGGGTGCCCACGCAATCATGTTCATTACAAAGGGGTTCAAGAAGGCGGTGATGGACGTCATGAAAAAGATTGTGTATGAGAGCAACGGGTACTTTCCCGACGTTGCAGTGTCGCGTCTCCAACCCATATTCAACATTTACGCCTACAAGTACCCCTTTTTTTACCAGAGCGACAAACTGGGAAACGACCCGTTCTACCCAAAGGACGCAACCAACTTTCGCTTACTCTAGGGTTGTCCACGCAAGGTACATTGCGTACACGTCCTCCTTTGAGTACACCTCCCTGCGCACCAGCGTATCCACACTGAACCGGGCATCTATCCATGCGGTATCCTCCGCACTCATAGACTCTCTACACCGTGCAATGTTCCACCGCAGGTATTCTGTGTCGTACGCCAGGTGCTGGAACGTGTTTGCCCGCAGGAACCTGTCCAGCCACACAAACAACTCGTGCTTGGGGCGTTCGGGGGTGTACGTTGCCATGTAGTCGTCGCGTGCCTTTTCTGGCGAGTCGTCCAGGCGTGCGTCCACCCAATCTTTTTCGGCGGGGGCCAGGTCCGCGTACGCCGCCTCAATTCGGGCAGTGTGGTGTCCATCCACCAGGAATGTGAGCAGTTTGACCAGTCGTTGGTCCATCTATATGTTTAACTGCAACCATATCTTTAACCTCGCCACACCACCTCTGCCTGACGCGTCACTATCCGCGATTCAAGGTTTTCCGGCGAGAAATAGTTGGCAATCAGTCCTGCCACAACGTGCTCATCAAAGTCTTTGCAGCTGAACACGTCTAGATACATGTCGTTGGTTTCCTCAACAAAGTGCGCAGTGATGTTTGACGTTTCAATCAACTGAACCAGCGTGTACCCCTTCTTGTTTCCGCTGCCAAACATGACAATTTGAGGTTCGCCATACGCCACCATGTCAATCTTCTTGACGAGGTCTTTTGTGAAGCGATATATGTTGCTGGAGGACCGAATGCTGAGAGGCGCACACCTTGCAATGTCCATGATCAGATGCTTTCCCCACATTTTTGTAGGGAATGGACACATGATTTCACAAATCTTGCCGCATATACTAATAAGATGAACGCTATACGGGACCTGTTGAGGGGGACGCCGGCACAGGCACCGCCGGTTCAGGCACAGGCACCGCCGCCCTTTACGCCGGTTCAGGCACAGGCACCGCCGCCCTTTACGCCGGTTCAGGCACAGGCACCGCCGCCCTTTACGCCGATTCCTGCTCCTATGGAGACACCGCCACCCTTTACGCCGGTTCAGGCACCACCGATTCAGGCACAGACACCGCCGCCCTTTACGCCGGTTCCTGCTCCTATGGAGACACCGCCGCCCTTTACACCGATTCCTGCTCCTATGGAGACACCGCCGCCCTTTACGCCGACACCGCCTGCGGAAGAGGATGATGCACGCAGTATGTACGACGACGACGCACGCACGGTGGATGCCACCCCGCCAGACATTGAACGCCGCCAACTTGATTTTTCAGAAATTGAAGGTTCAACCTTGGATGGCAGAGACGACCCCATGTTACACCCCAAATTCACCATGACCATTCGGAAGCCGTCCAACCCTCCTGCAGTGCCAAGAGAGCCCGTGTTTGACATTGTGGGGCAACAGGACGTGCCGATTGAAGAGTTCCTGTTACAAGACCCGGGCAACCACGTCGTGTTCCGCTACGCTGGCAAACAATACGGTATTCCGCTCATGCCCATTCTTGAAACCATCAAGGAGGGACAGGGCATATTTTACGAGTGTACGCGCGAGTTTGCAATGGACGATGGGCAGTACGGCACGTTTGACCCAGAGGACATATACTCACAACCCTACGTTGAGATTGCCCTCGCGTCCCGGTTCTACATCCCGTTTGAAACGTTCCAACAGATCGCCAACATTCCCACGCACGTCCTGTGGGAAATCACCGCTACCGACAAGGTGCTGAAACACGCAGCGTCAAGGTCGTCGGTTCTCGCGGGCGGCCCTGTCATGAGCCAACTTCACTGCCAGGCGGGCTCCGACCTCACCGTGTTTACCATGACGCCGTTTACGCTTGCCCCTGCTGGGTCCACGGGGGCGCCCGAAGAGGAGGAGGAGGAACCAGAGGAGACGTTTGTCAACGTAAAGATGGGCGAAGACAAGGTGCCGATTGACATCACGGACGGCAGCACGTACGAGGCGGTGCGTGCAAAGTACGCGGCGATGAAGGGATTGAACCCCGAGAATATCCAGTTCATTTTCGGAGCAGGCCCCGTGCGGGACTACTCTAAAAACGTGATGCCTGGTGCAACTATTTTGGCACGACAGGTGGGAGGCGGACGCAGACGAACATATCGCGGCAACAAGAAGCACGGTCCCCGCAAAACAAAATCTCGCAAGTAAATATACAAAAATGTGGAAGAAACTGCTGCTGATTGCTGCCCTCTTCGTTGTGTTGACGCCCGGTGTGGTGCTGTCGCTGCCCCCGGGAGCGAGCCTGTTGGTCCAGGCGGTGGTGCACGGTCTGGTGTTTGTGCTGCTGTGGAAGTTTGTGCTGAAGAAGGTGCTGGCTTAGACGCTCTGTATAAACTCCCACTTTAGGTAGTCGCAGATCTTCTTCCATATATCGTCGTGGGCGATGAGGCGGTCTCGGGATTTGAGCAGGGGAAAGTAGACCTTGTACTCGTCAAGCTCTAGCAGCTCAAAAAACTTGTACAGGATGTAAAAGTAGGACAGGAAGTTGGTGCGTTCGTCGGGGCAGTACAGCAGGAAGGGGGCCTGGATTTCTTGGAACATGGTGCGTATCTTTTCTTCTATTTCAGGGGTGATGGTGGGTGGGGGGTTGCCGTTGAGGCGGGATAGGATGTGGGTGGCGTGCTCGTAATACTTGCTTCGGTTTAGCTTTTTTAGGATTTCTCGCATGTCCTTCTCATTGAGCTCTGCAACATTCTGTATGCGGCGCTTTTTGATTTCACACACGACATCGTTCATCACCTCTTCGGGAATGATGGTTGACTCTTTGGCTTGAAACTGGTTCAAAATCTCATTCAAGTGGTTAATTTTCTTGTACGCGTAGTTGTTTCGCTCCTTGGGCGGGTCACGGAAACTGGGAAAGTCGGACACCACCATCATGTACTCCTCCGACCCACAGCTGGGACACACGAGCATGCCCTCGGCGTTCAGTTCCTCGCGTGCCACGTTACACCTGTCGCAGTGCTCTACCTGCGTGCTGGTGCGTTCCTCGGGAGGCACGGTGGTTAGTTTCATGCGGGCGGCGTACTGGTTAAACAGCTCCTTCTTTGACACGCCGTTCATGTCCACGGACGCACTGGGGTGGAGGTACTTTAAAAAGGTGTTTTGGTCGGTGGGTGCAGCGGCGGGCACGGACACGGGTTGCGACGCCCCGCCGTAGTACTGTAGCATAATGTCCGCGTTCCGGGTGTAGTACTCCTCCAGTGCGTTTGTGTGGGTGAGTTGTACTTCAATCTGTTTCAACTCGTCCCGCAGTTTGGACACTGTTAAAATATCCATCAAGTCGGGCGAGGATTCAATGGACGCAAGGGTGTTGAGAACCCCAGTGTGCTTGCTATGTAGGTCGTCAGCGTTGGTGCTGCGAATCTGACACACGGTTGCCTGGTGCAGCGAGTCGAGCGTGCCCGACACCATGTCCTGTGTTTTGGAATGAGACGCATTCTCCCTGTACTTTTTTGTACGAAACACGTTTTCCATAGTTAGTACTGATGACTCGTCTCTTCTCTAAATACATGCCTCTTTGACTTGGCGCTTGTAGGATGGGTTGGTTAGGGCACACGGGCGCTGCGACAGCACGCTTTTTACCACGTCGGCGTACGGGTACCCCAGTTTCTTACACGCAAACACCACTGCAAGGAACCCGCTGCGGTTGATGCCGCACTGGCAATGGATATACACGTTCACACACGCCGGGTCTTTCAAAAACGACTGGATTGCGGATTCAAATGCAGGGTACCACTCTAGGATGTTTGCTTGTAGGTCGTCGGGGGCACCCAGCGTCACGTACCGGCGAGGATACAGTTTGCGGAACCACGCGGGACTGTCCTCTACCGCTGCACAATTCACAACGTGTGTGATGCCATGCGTCTCCACAAACTCTCTGTCCAAAAAGATGCCGGGTCCAAACAGAATCCGCGGGTGGATGTACGCAGGACTGTCATTCATCCATCCAATAGACAACCTGCGATACCCCGACCAATCGTCCATATTGTGTATTCTAATTCGCCCCTGTGAAAAGTACATTGAAAAAGTAGGAGTTGTTGTTTTGTCTTTTTGGTGTTTTTAAAAGTCGTAGTCGTAGTCCTCCTCTTCCTCGTCCTCCTCAATCTCCACGTCGTCGCCGTACACGTAGACGCGCACGTCGCGCGGCTCGTCGTCCTCATACATTACATCGCAGGGGTCGTCCTCAACCTCCTCAATGTCGTACACCATTGCGTTTGGGTAGATGTTGAAGCTCACGTTATCCGCCACACCGAGCGTTGAGCAGATAGTGTTCCAGAACATCTTATCAGGTTACCTCCACCCTTCCACATCCATTCACAATTCGTTTTTCACGGTAGACTTGACGGCCAGAAAGAGAAACACCCACGAGAGCACTGCAAACACCGCCATCGCCGTATCAATGTAATCAGGGAGGACTACAACCGTGGCATGATTGCACTCGCAGTCGGACTCGCAGCGGCACTCGCACTCGCAGTCGCAGTGGCAGTCGCACTCATCATCATCATCCGACTCGCTATCGTACTCATCATCCGACTCGCTAGCGCTCGACTCGCACTCCCACTCACTGTCAGAGTCCTGGCACTCGGAGCGTAGGATTTGTACCGTGTTCTTCATCTGCACTCGCATGTCCGCAAGGGCCTTCATGAAAATCAGCGTGTCCGCACTGGTCTCTGCAGCGTTCTGGATCTGCATTTCTAGCTTGGTGCCTGCCTTCTCCAAAGCATTCAGCACGTCTAGCGCGTCCTCCATAATCAGTGCAGCCTTGTTGCTATAGTTGTTGTTCATTCTGTGTGTGGTACTGATGCCTTACCAGAAACACCAATCCATTTTACAGGTATGAAGTGCCGTTTGACAACTCATATGTGTACCACCAGAGGGGATCGAACCCCCGACGTTCGGATTAAAAGGCCGACGCTCTACCAACTGAGCTATGATGATTTTGTGCACCGCCTACGGGAATTGAACCCGCGACATTCGGCTTAGAAGGCCGATACTCTATCCAACTGAGTTAAGGCGGTACGGAAGTTCCCATGCGGGGAATCGAACCCCGTCCCTCCGGGTGAAAACCGGATATCCTAGCCGTTAGACGACATGGGAAAACAGATGAGTACGGGATTGCGTACTCATCAGTGCGTCCATCGGGAATCGAACCCGAGTTGCGGGTTTGGAAGACCAGTATTCTACCATTGAATTATGGACGCAAATGCACCGAAAGGGACTCGAACCCTTGCGACTTGCGTCAGGAGGTCTTGAATCTCCCCCGTTAACCACTCCGGCATCGGTGCTTGTGTGTTGGGATGGGGTGGATCGAACACCCGTTCCTGGATTCAAAGTCCAATGTCCTAACCGTTGGACGACACCCCATCAAAAGGATCTGGGAGGAATCCATTTCTTGAGTCAGAGTCAAGTGTCCTGACCGTTGGACGACAAATCCAGACGGAATCACTCAGAATCGAACTGAGGACCTCTCGGTTAACCGCGCGATTAACAGCCGAGCGCTCTACCTAATGAGCTATGATTCCAACGTGCCTCTTACCGGACTCGAACCAGCGACCTACACCTTACAAAGGAGTTGCTCTGCCCCTGAGCTAAAAAGGCTCATTTTTTTGTTTTTTTGCGAGTTGTCTCTCGCATCTACGCTGACGCTGACGGTTTACGCCGTCTTCAGGAAGTGAACCTTCAGGAACTTCTGCAGGTTCAGGTACGTCACCTCCTGCGTGTCGTCCACGCGCAGCAGCTTGGCCAGCTTCTGGTCCGGCACGATGCGGCGCTTGTGCGAGGGGTCAAAGCAACCGTTGGACTTCACGTACTGCGACAGGAACTTGGTCACCTCCGTCTGGGACTTCTGCGACTTGGCGGGCAGACCCATGAAGCTCGCCAGCTCATCGGACAGCGGGCGGGGCTTCAGGAAGGCGTTCTTCGCACGGCGCTCGTCGTACTTCACACGCTCCTCGGGGCTCAGCGTCTCGGGGTCCACGCGCACGCGGCGCTTGGACTCACGGGCAGAGCGCTTCACGGCCTTGGCGGCCTCCGTCGCCTCAGACACCAGCGCACGCACACGGGACGTCACATCCGCGCTCAGCGCCTTCAGCTGCTCCTGCACAGACGTCAGGATGGCATCCGCAGAGCGGACCTCAGTCGGCAGGGGAGTCGCGGCGGCGGTGGCGGCAGGCGTGGGCACAACCGCCGGGGCGGGGGCAGCCACCACCGGGGCGGGGGCAGCGGGCAGGGTCACACTCGCCTTGGCGGCGGTCTTGGAGGAGGCGGTCTTCTTGGGGGTGGCAGCGGGCATCTTGTTTGACTTATCGGAGGAGTTTGCGACGGGCATTTCTAACGCGGGTATGTTTATAACTATCCTGCCCTGTTTAAATCACAATCGGAAGAGGGCGCTCATAATTAGAAAACAGAAGGTGTACGGTTCGACGGTGTGGTTTAAAATTCGTACAAGCATGGTTGCAAAGCGGAGATGCGGGGTGGTATGCTTGTAAAACGTGTCATACTCGCGGTTGAGCGACGTGGCGTACCGGTGGCGAACGGACGTCTTGGGATGGGTTCGTGCAAGGTCGGTCATGTCTCGCGAAATGTAGGCCAGCATGATGTACAAGTGGGTCCGTGTGAGTCGGTTGAACAGCGCAGGACGCGCATCCTCAAACCCATTCTCTACCAGAATCTGGGACAGTCGCAACCATTGTAGGGTGAGCAACTCCTCTGGCGACTTTGGCGGTGCAGAGTGGACGGTTGCAATGTGGTTGCGAATGCGGTACATGTACATGGCGCGCAACCGTTTGCGTGTGTCCATGTCAAGCGGTTGCCGAGTGTACGGGTTCAGCGGAAGCAGTGCAGAGTTTAAGCACCCAATGATGCTGCGAATGTCAAACCACCAAATCTTGCCCCCCTCTTCAAATGCAAAATAGTCAAATGGATGAACATCAGTTTTGCCTTCTAGCAGCACGAGCTCTTCGTCATTGTGGCACACTGCCCGTTTCAGCACACCGGGTCCCGATAGAACCAACCTGGACCGAACAGCGTATCCCCGCCATATTTTTTGAATACACACGGTTTTCTCGTCCAGTTTGTTAACCACCGACCACACTCGGGGGACCTTTGCACGAACGTGCCGCCCACAGTACGCAAGTCCCGGAACTGCAGCGGCCTGGCATCTTTCAACACTGGTTTTGTTTTTACATGCCAAGCACTTGTTCATATTGATTACTTTTGGTGTCGTTCGTGTAAAACGGATATACACCCAACGAGGGGTATACTAATTAAACAAGAACCAAGATGAGCACTAACTCTGCAATCCTAACCGTGAACAAGCTGGACGTGAGCCGCGTTTCATTCGTGGTGGGGCAGGCAAAGAATGGTCGTAACCCCAGCATCAATATCAAGTATGATGGTCAGAATCTGCAGATTCGTCTGCCCCGCATGAAGGCGCCTGGTGGCGTGCTGATGCGTGAGAATGAGAAGGATGGTTCCAAGGCGTATACGCTGATCGGCTCCCTGCCCGGGTGCGACACGTACGCAAAGGATCATTCGGCCGGCACGGATGACGTGTCAAAGTTCTACAACTTCCTGCTAGACCTAGAGGAGAAGATCATTGCTGCGTCGGTTGAGCACAGCGTCAAGTGGTTTGGCAAGAAGCGCTCTGAGGAGGCGATTCGCGATGGTTTCAAGCGACTGATGCGGGTGTCGGTGGACAAGGTTGACGGCGAGTATGTGCCCAACGGCAAGTATCCTCCCAGTTTCGTTGTCAAGGTGCCCGTGTATGACAACAAGGTGTCAATGGATATTATTGACAACAAGGGCAATCCGATTTACGTGACGCCCAACACTCTGATGAGCGTGTTCCCCAAGGGCGTTGAGGCGAACATTGTGGTGAGCGGCAGCATCTACACGATTGCTGGTGGCGGGTTCGGCGTGACCTGGCGCATGCAGTACGCACAGGTGTTCCCTCAGCAGCGTGCGACTGCAGCAAACGTGTTTGCAGATGACATTGAGGAGGACGACGAGGAGGACGACACGCCCGCCGTCAAGACCGAGACGCCTGCGCCTGCGCCTGCGGAGGTCACGCACGAGGACACGGCTGTAGACATTGAGATCCCGGACGTGGATGAGGCTCCTGCGCCTACTCCTGCGCCCGCAGCGCCTGCGCGTCGTCGCCGGACTGCTGTAGCGTAGACCAAACCTTGGAGTCGGTTGGAGGGGCGTACATAACAAACATATCATCTAAAAATACGTAAAACGACCTATCACGAAACGGAAAAGGCAACTTTTTCAATGCTGTACAACCGTGCGGCGCTGAAAGAGACCGTTTATGGCACTCGGCACACTCGTAGTAGTGCGTGGGAATGCTGGACAGCATGGACGGGGTGATGACCCGTGTGTCGCTGCTCAGAGTCATGTCCACAAACGACGCAAAGTCGTCGTTCAAGCAGTCCTGGTACGCTTCATTTTGAATACGCGACCAAACCGTCGTGTGTTTAGACGTCCATCCAGGTTCTTGGAAAAACGTAGAGTAGGGGTTGGAGTAGATCCATAGCAGGGAAAACTGGGTCCTGTCGGCCGTTTCGTACTCCACCAGACCCATGGGGTGCAGCATGTCGTCGTACAACCAATGGACGTCCAAGTCGTGCTGCGTAAACCGGGGGTCAATCGTGCCCTGGTACACTTGGTGCCCCCCAAACTCAACCAGGTCGGCGTCCACATCGTCGTCGTGGTCTGCAATGCCTTTTTGAACGGGGTACACCAGTCCCGGACGACGTACAGACTGCATTTGTTGGTTGGGTACTTAATCAAACTTGACGGTAATACGCACGTCGTGCCGCTTCAGAGAGTTGGTGGCAGAGTGCGAGAGTTCGTGGCGCTTGCGAGGGGTGTGCGTCACCTCGTGTAGACGCGTCTCCATGTCCTTGTGAATCTCATCGTGGTGAATGTGAATGTAGTCCAAGATTTCATCCCGAATCGCCCACTCAAAAAAGTTCAACTGACCAACCGTGGTTTCAATGTCGTGGAACTTGATGCGCTTCCACCGACAAAACGGGTCAAACATCTTTTTGCTGTACGCCTTCAAGTGCGACTTGTACGCAAGGTAGACCACAGTGTGCTTGCTGTCCTTCGTTAGGTACGAGATGTTGTACTTCTTAGAGTAGTTGGTCACGAACCAGTCAATCAACCGCAGAGAAATGTGGGACTCTCCCTGTAGGATGCTGCGCACGCGCTCGAGAGTGCTGGCGTCGTTGTAGAATCGCTCAAGGCGGTATAACACCCACTGCTCCTGTGTTTGAATACGGTGCTCCATCGTTTGCGTGTTGAACATGCGCTGCCTTAAAACGAATTACGAGCGTCACGCGTTGAACAAGGTATAAATGAGCAACATCCATGAGAAAGTCACATGGCTGATTGAGACCTACGGCACGAATGACCAGCGCACGGACGCATGGCACGCCAAGCGAGGCGAGATGTTAACTGCATCTGAAATCTACAAAACAGTGTCTGGCGCAACGCCCGCTGCCCGGCGCGAACTCATGATGTCCAAGCTAACGCCGCGCGACACGACCCCAGGACCGGGCGCACGTGCCCTGATTTGGGGCACCCAGTTTGAACCGATTGCAAAGGCAATCTACGAGGCACTGCACCCCGGCGTGAAGATTGTGGATACCTCGTGTATCCCCCACCCCAATCACGTGTTTCTGGGTGCGTCGCCCGACGGCATTCTCACGTGCGACGACGACCGGCACGGTCACCTCGTAGAGTTCAAGTGCCCCATCTCCCGAGACTTTGACGACACCACGCCCGTGCCTCCCAACTATATCCACCAGATGCAGCTCCAAATGGCGTGTACTGAACTCGATGTATGTCAATACGCCGAGTTCAAGTTCTGTGTGATGAAATACTCTGAATGGATGGACACAGAGGCAGAGTATAAGAGCGTGTTTATCGTGCTAGAGGACGGCACGGTGATGTACAAGGAGCACACCGACCCACGCGAGTTTGTAGAGTGGAAGGACGACGTGCTAAAGGACCGGGAGATTGACCCGCTCACCATTCAGTCCGTGTTTTGGGTGCTTACGAAGCATAGGTTTCAGACCGTACATAAGGACCCGGAATGGGTGGAAACACACCTTCCTTACTTTCAGAAGACGTGGGAGGAGATTCGGGAACATCGCAGCGCTGGGACGTTTCCTGAGCATCCTTCGGAGAAGACAAAGTTGGTTCTATAGTGGTGGGGTAATACCGCACTAGCCAATCCAGCTCAGTCCGCTCGGGGTTCTCTGCGTAAAACCCGCCGCTTCCGTCATGGATCTTGAGGAGCGACTCAAAGTACTCCTCGTACATCAACGAAATACGATCCAGTGAAAAGTTTTTCATTGCCCAGTCCCGGCACGCCGCCCGTGAAATCTTGTCAATGTTCTTACACGCCCACACAAACTGCTCAGTGGTGCGGCACCGGTACCCGGTTACGCCGTGTAGGTTGTTCTCTGCAAACCCGCCCCAATCCGTGGTGATGGTGGGCGTCCCGCAAAACAGCGCCTCAATCGTAACGCCACCAAACGGTTCGTTGTACTGCGTGGGCGCCAGCAGTGCCTTTGCGTTCTTCATGAGGTCGGCACGCTGCTTAGGTTCCACGTACCCAATGTGCCGGACGTGCGGGGGCACAGGACTCATGATGCTCTCCAGCGACCCCTGACCTGCCACCACCAACTCCACGCCCAGTCGCTTCGTCACGTCAATTGCAATCCCAATGCCCTTGGAGTCAATGATGCGCCCCACAAACAAAAAGTAGTCCTTGGGCTTGTCGTTGTACTCAAAGTCCTCAGGGTCAAAGTAGTTGGGAATCACAGCGTCGTACCAGTGTGGCGACCGCTTGTACATGCCGTACACGACATTCATCACCGCGTACGACTCGTAGATGGACTGGTTGGTGCATGGCTCGTTGGTGCACCCAATGCCGGGCTCTACTGCAATCAGTTCTGGGTGCGCCCTTACAATCGGCAGGTGGGCGTACCCCCAAAAACACAGCAGGAAATCGTTGGGTTGCTTCCGTGCGCCCACCTCGATGATGGCGCGCTGGTTAAAAATTTGATGGGCGTGGTCTCCCGTGTTGTGCTGGAAAAAGTTGGTGCGCCAGTTGTGGTCGCCGTACGCCTTTTCAAGGTCAGCGTTGAACGTGACCGGCACGTGCTCCGTACACTCCACCTCAGAGTCCTTGTGGCCGTAGTGGTACACCGTGTGCCCGCGAGCGGTCATCATCTTACACCATTTCAGAACCTTTTGGGTGAATGCGCACGCCGAGTAATCCTTGCGTGTGATTGTGTGCGGCAGAGACAGGACGTGGAAACGCATCTGATTGAGTGTTTAGTGCGTGACATGTGTAAGCGTTTTTACATGTGGGCAAAGTAGGCGTTGACACGGTGCGGGGTCTCTGCTCCCACTAGCGGGCCCATGTCCGCTGGCGGCGGGACCATGTGGTTGGTTTTTTGCTCGTACGACGACGCGGGCTCTGCATTCATCACAACCATGCGTTCTTCGCGCGTCACAACTGGACTTTTCTGCTTGTAGTGTAGCACAACGACCGCCGCAATGGCAATCGCAAGGATGAGCATACTAGCGGGAAACCACATATTTAACTTTACCACGCTAAAAAACGAATCGGGTTTTCATAATCTAGCAAATAACACAAGCAATGGAGACGCGTGCCCTTGACACTTTGAAGGTCATCCTCAAGAATCGTGGCGTCGTCGCAAATGCGTTTGAACCCATCGGGATTGGGTCGCTCAACGAGGCGTCCCAGCACATGTTTGAGTACGGTGGGATTCTGGTGGTGATTAGCGACAAGACTCGCATCACGGAGCGCGACGTGCGCGACTACATTGCGTTTTCGGACGAGAACCAGTACACTGCGGGCATGGTGATTGTCGCACTGACACGGCCGTCCGAGTCGGTTACGGGGGCAGTGCGCAGGTACATTGCTGACCCATCACACCCTCTAATTCAACTGTTTGAGATTCGGCATCTACAGTTTGACATTTCAGCACACCGTAAGGTTCCCAACCATCGCATCCTAAAGAAGGCAGAGGCTGACGCAGTGTTCAAGGAGTTTAACGTCACGTCTGCGTCTCAACTTCCCAAGATTGACTCGCAGGACGCAATGGCGCGGTGGATTGGGGCACGGCCCGGGGACGTTGTTGAAATTACGGGACTGTGCGAGGCGTCGGGGGATAACCGGCGGTATCGGTTGTGCGTGGAGAGCGCTGCTGACGCGTAAACACATTTTGTGGCGGTAGAGTAAAATGCCCATCATATCTTTACAAGACCGCGGAGACCCTCGTGCGATTATCAAGGGACCCGCGACGGACGCGTCCATGATTACGCAGATGAAACGTCGGGCTGCAATCGTTGCGGACATTGTGTCGCATCCGACTGGACGCAAGGGAATGGGGGCAGTTGTGGACGGACAGCACACACGGGGGTTTGACGCAACCAGCGTGCGTTCAACCTTAATAAAGCACGGTGGGTCTCTTGGTTTTTTCCGTGTGGTATAAATTTGTGTGCGTGTCATAGTAAATGAAACCGTTAGACCTGATTATGGGGTTGCTGCTACTAGCAGGTCTTGGGTACATTGGGTTTTACATTTACGCAATGATCTCGGGTTGGTTAAATATCGCAAAAGAAGGTAAGGATGCTGGGGCTCCATCCGTACTAAGCGACTGCCCGTCCGACCTGGAGAAAAGTGGGGCACTCTGCTATAAGAAATGCAGAAAGGGATTTAATAGACTTGCCCAAACATGCTGGGTGAATGATGTAAAGGTTGGCGTCGGGACTATTCCCGGTAAAAAACCGTGCGATGCTGGTCAGCGCGACGATGGCACAAGTTGTTGGGAAGATGCGAAGTGCACCACAAACTGTGACTCGAACTGGAACTGGGCTGATGGGGGATACTGCCATACAACATGCGGTGGTTGTGGGTGTATAAAAAAGACCTTAATGGACAGGTCCGACTGTGGTAGCAACAAGGACCTCATTGCTGGGTTGTGCTATGACAAGTGCCCTGCTGGAATGGAGCATATTCCAGGTATTCCTACGCAGTGTCGACCCATTGGAACTAACGAGTTATCCTATACGGATGTAAACAACCCCGGTATTGTAATGAGATGCCCGGCTGGGAAGAAGGCGGATGTTGCCGGTGGATTGTGTTATGACGATCCTGGACCCGGATACGGCAGCATTGTAGGAGGACGGGCGTATAAAGACTGCCCTGCTGGTTCAAAGGACATTGGGTTGTTATGCATTCCAGGACTGGGTGATACCCCGTGGTATTTGAGCATATACATGCTTGGAACTGCTATTGTAGCGGTGGGTGCTGCCTTGATTTATTTCCGTGTTCGTTCGATTCAAGCTAAATCGGAAGGAGGAGGTCGCACACGTAAAACAAAAACTCGTAAATAATAAGCAATGAAGGGCATCTTGAAACAGTTGAAACAGCACGCACCTGCAGTGTTGATTGTGGGACTGATTGTAGGGTATGCGTTGTACCAGCAGTTTCCTACACGTGAAGGACTCACAGTCGACGGAACGGTGCTGAAAGATGGTGATGTTGTACTGTGCAGCGATGCTCCCATTACGTCACAGAGAGTCCCTGGGATGAACATGACATTCGATGTCACTCGTTTCGGTTTTTTACAATTTGCCATAGTGGACGGCGAAAAAATACGAAAGTTTGTAACTGACAACTTTGGAGCCGGAGGATGGACTGATGTAGCCGCATTGGTAGGTGGTACAATGAGCACAGTAAAAGTGAAATGTAATGCGATACCCACCGCCGTAGGACCAGACATCACGTCATCCGCACAGTACACCGTTATAAAGAATCGCGCTGCCGCTGCTGCCGCTACGCCTTCCACTGCTGCCGCTACGCCTTCCACTGCTGCCGCTACGCCTTCCACTGCTGCCGCTGCCGCTACGCCTTCCACTGCTGCCGCTGCTGCTGCTACCCCTACTGGGTTAACGATTCTTAATAAAACGTTCAAAAATGGGGATATTATAGCATGTGTTGATTCAACACAACTCCAGAACACTAAGTATGACAACATGAGAGCAATGGTGGTTGGTGGTAAGATACGGAGGTTTATAGCTCGCAACTTTGGAGGGAGGTCTGGCATATATGATCTCACAGGTGCTGCAGGTACTGTTCCAACTGCACGGTGCAATTATGCAAGTGGAAGCATAGGAGACGACATTGTAACTGTTGCGGATTACAGCATTGCAAAAGCGGCTACTGCGCCTGCTACTGCGCCTGCTACTGCGCCTGCTACTGCGCCTGCCACTGCGCCTGCTATCGATGAAGAAGAAGAACTAATCAAGGAAAAGGAACTAGTTGATGACAAGAAACTAGCCGAGGACAAGAAACTAGACGAGAAGAAAGTAGCCGACGAGAAGAAAGTAGCCGACGACAAGAAACTAAAGACGCAACTGATGATTGTCGGTGGGGTGGTTGGGGTTCTACTGATTGGTGGGATTGTGTACGGCATGTCACGTTCTCGTTCCGGAGGTCGTCGCCGTTAAACAAAAAATCCGCAAATATAAAGCAAGGCAATGACGGGTATCTTGAAACAGTTGAAAACACACGCACCTGCAGTGTTGATTGTAGGGTTGATTATAGGGTATGTGTTGTACCAGCAGTTTCCTGTGCGCGAGAGACTTACAATTGGAGGGAGAGTGCTGAAAGATGGCGATGCTGTAGAGTGCAGTAATCTGACACTGCCAAATACCACCCCGCCTAGATTACAAGTTGGCATGGTGTATAACGACAAAATACAGAAGTTTTCAGTTCTAGGTATATCAAGTCTTGGAGGGTTGGATGCACTGTATGCCTTGCTAGGTCCTAGAGTAACTGTGACATGTGATGTGGGGACTGCAGGACCAAACATTACATCGCGTGATCAGTACGACACTCTAAAGACAACCATAGCCGCCGCCGCTGCTGCCGCTGCCGCTGCGCGTCCTGCCACTGTGCCTGCTACTGTGCCTGCCACTGTGCCTGCTACTGCGCCTGCTACTGCGCCTGCTACTGCGCCTGCTACTGCGCCTGCCACTGCGCCTGCCACTGCGCCTGCCACTGTGCCTGCCACTGTGCCTGCTACTGCGCCCGCTACTGCGCCTGCTACTGCGCCTGCTACTGCTGCTGCTACTGCTGCTGCTGCTGCTACCGCTGCTGCGAACATTAGGGCAGCAGCCGAGAGGGAAGCGGCGACAATAACGGCAGCGGCGAACGCATTAAGGGCGGATGTAGAAAGAGACCAAGCAACGGTCGCTAATAGTCAGAAAAAACTCGAAGATGATGCGGCTGCAGTAAAAGCAGAACAGTTGAGTGTGCAAAGCACCAAGATGAAGATTGAGCAGGATATCGTAGATCTAGAATATCGGAGTAAGGATTATCAAAACATGAGTAAGAAAACAAGAGAAGAGTTGGATGCTAAAAAAAAGAAACTAGAGGAGGAAAAGGATACGTTTAACATGCAAATGATGATTGTCGCGGGTGTGTTTGGCGTTGTACTGATTGGGGGGATTGCGTACAGCATGTCTTCATCCAACACTGCGGGTGGTGGTCGCCGTCGCCAATAAACAAAACCTTTTGTTAAAGATAAACATGGCAAAAACGATGAAGAGTGGTAATCTTGTGGCGTTTGTTGTAGCGTTCGTCGTTGGGTATGTGTTGGTGACGCTGGTTAACGTGCGGGTGCGCGAGGGACTGGAAGTGGTTACGTGGACGGGAACCTTCAATCCGACAACGTACCTTGCGGCAAACCCCGACATTGCTGCCGGTGTTGCACGGGGTGTGACCACCGCAGAGGGTCACTGGAACACCCATGGCAAGGGGGAGAACCGCCAGGGGTCAGGCATGACTCGGGTAGTCACGGTTACGCCTGCGCCTGCCGCTGCTGCCACTGCCACTGCTGCCGCGCGTCCTGCCACTGCGCCTGCCACTGCGCCTGCTGCTGCGCCTGCGCCTATGGCCGCTAGCGGACCTACTGTGTCTATGACTGCTGCTGCACCTGTGCCCCCTGTTGCGCCTGTTGCGCCTGCTGCCGATACTGTTGTACCTGAGAAGAAGGGCGGGATTGTCGAGTTACTTAGCACCAAGTGGGACTCCCTTCAGACCCGGTGGGACGAGGAGAGAACAAAAACCAGTAATCTGTACCTTGCAGTGATTCTCTTGGGAGTGCTGGTTGGACTGTTTGTGCTCTTCATAATCTACCGCTACGCGATGAAGTTTGTACCCGCAGCGGCACCACCCTCCACTCCGTATGGCACCGCCCGCCGTCGTTAAACCGTCTGTTCTCACTTCTGTTAAATAAGTAATGGACATTCACGACACGCGCACGGTCGTTGATTTTCAAAAATTCACGTTTTCGGGACACTTGCGGTCGCACGTGTACAAGGTCATTGAAGAAAACATTAAACTCGGACACGCAGACTACGCTTGCTATTGGGTGTTGGAACTCATCTGCTCAGGACTGGTGCACTCCATGTGGAGCACAATGTTTGAGTGTGCTGCAAAGCACATCAACCGTGCCTCGCCCAACGTGTTCCTCTACCTAGTGGAAAAATACGAGCGGTTTTCAACCTACGAGGGACAGTACTCCACACTATCAATGACGGACATCCGCAACAACTCGGATGTGCGGACGCTTGTGTGTGAAACGGCGGCGTCGCTCGCCCTGTGCCGTAAAAACAAACTTCCGCCCCTCCCTAAAATCAAACCACAGCATGATTTTCACCCCGTCACCATCCAAGAGTCGCTAAAGGCACCCTCGTCGCAGTACGGGCATGCACTCGCGTTGAAGGAAGACCCTCTGGAAATTTACGTGCCCATCAACGAGCTCGTGTACTGCCTGCGTCCCGAATCGCGAGACCTCACGCGGTCGCTGTACTGGACTGCGTGGCTGCTGAAGTACGCGAGTCAGTGCAAGAAGGAGCACAAGGTGGAGTTTGCGTGTGCGCATCGGCCCTCTACGTATGTGGACGGGCGGTTCTCGCACCACATTGTGTGGATGCTGTGGGAGGCGGTGATGCAAGCCGCAAAGGCGTCCCCTCAAGCAGGACTGTTGGCACCCTACATGGACGCGCTATTCAAACTTCACTGTTTACGCTGGACGCCTGCAGTGATGAAGGCTCGCACCGTGTTTTTAACCACGGCAATGATGCTGGTGTGCGAGAGCACCACGCTGGACATTCACGCCAAGGTGCCGCACGACATTATGACCATTCAAAACGTGACAAGCAATATTCCGCAGTGGATATCGGCAATCATCCACACGAAAAAGACGTTTGGGTAAAACGGAAACGAGCGGGCGGGTGGATAGACACACATTATTGCAAGATGAAGGTCCTAATCTTTGACACGGAGACCACCGGTCTGCCCATCAAGCGTGTGGGTGCGTCTGCTGGCCCTGACAACTGGCCGCACGTGGTGTCCATTGCGTGGATGGTGCTCGATTCCGACACCAACAAGGTTCTAACACAAAAGTCGTACGTGGTCAAGCCGGAGACGTGGACAATCCCAGAGGAGTCCACTGCAATTCACGGCATCATCCATCGGTATGCCGAGCGGTACGGTGCCGACCTTGGGGCTGTTATGGACGAGTTTCTGGGCACAGAGTATGACATTATGGTCGCACACAATTTAGTGTTCGACGAGAATGTCTTGGTGAATGCGTTGTTGTGGGATTTGAAGCGTGAGTTTCCTGGGTTCACAAAGCCAAAGTTCTGTACCATGAACCTGTCTCGCGACATGTGCCGGTTGCCGTACCCAAGTGGCTACGCTGGAAACAAGCCGCCCAAGCTGACAGAGCTGTATGAGCACGTGTTTCACAAGAAGCCGGTCAAGTCGCGACTACACGGGTCGTTCTACGACACCAAGATTCTGAGCGACATTCTGAAAACGTCGCACGTTCTGCGTGCCCAAATTGGTTTAAGTGTTGCACCCGCTGTACATACAAATGAGGGTGCAGCGGCGTCCAGCGACTACATCCCTGTCTAAATTCACAAATATAACCCGAGCATGGTGCGACGACGGATGGTGTTACATCCCACAACTTCAACAACGTCAGAAGTTTTTTTACTCGGCAGACCCTAACGTGTTTACCCTGACGGTAGAGCCGTGGACGGGCGTTATACCGCTGCCGGTGCACTTGGAAGAGGGGCTGAGGTACCATCGGGTGTCGCCTCTGGTTTGGCAGGAGGAAGGGCCTTGGGGGAGCGAGTTATACGAACAGTCCATCCCCAGCAAGACACAACCTTGCCGTCCAGTGCCTCATCCAGTTTCCTGATTTCTTCCTCAACGTCCTTCTTGACCTCCTTTTTCACTTCGTCAACTACGTTCTTTCCAAAGCAGCTCATTTTATTTAGTACCTGCGTGAATTTCTTTAAGTTTTAGACCTAGGCGTTCAGTAAAGAATGGTCTTCTTAGATGTGTTATACGTTGGAGCAGCGACCGTCCTTGTGATGGTTGCCCTACACGTCCTCATGTACGCCGTGATGCGGGTGGCGTACCCTCCTGAACCTAGAATCATTTACCGCGACGTGCCCGTACAGCACCAGCAGCAGATGCCCCAGCAGCAGGTCCAACCCCAACACTTCCCGCCGCCCCCGCCCCCACCGCCCGTCTCTTTTCCGGCACCGATTGAGACCAAGAAGGTCGCTTTCACGGAGCAGAAGGAAGAGATACAACTGCCAGAGTATGAAGCCCGTATTATCCCGTCTTCATCGTCTCTACGATTGGACGCCGGTCTTCCGGACGGTCTTCAAGAAACCCGCCCCCCCGGGACTTGAAACGTTCAAGGTCCCTCAAACCCCCGGTAAACCGGGGTGGATTGTTCTTACATATGAAAACAACATTCCCGTGTGCGTATGGATCACGCCACAGGAGTGTTTAACCCTCCCCATGTGCTGCGACGAACGCATCTGCAACGACACGCTGCTGCGTGTAGAAAAGGTGGGCCCAACCGAGTTTGTCGTGTCGGATATTTGGATGTACAATTCAAACTGCGTGTTTGTGTGCTCAACATTCCAGCAGCGGTACGAGTGGTTGAAGGCGTGGTTGCCCGCGTTCACATCGCACGTGCCTGGTGCTACAATCAAACTCACCCACAAGTCGGACTGGGATGGACGGTGCCGGGGGTACGAGGTGTACACGCACGAACTTGGAAAATTTGGGTATTATACCGACGAAGAGGCAGGAGACGTTGTCACGATTGTCAAACTAAACATCCCCGACTGCTATGAAATCAAGGGTGGGCGTGGGTACCTGCGCGTGCCCGACCTAAAACTATCGCAGTACCTGCGCACGCTGGGCGACGAGTTCAAGGCTGCGTGCATTGACAACAAGGATGGGAGTTGGTCGCTCGTGGTTAAGTAATCATCTTCATGGTGATGTGCATTGACTCAACCTCCTTGGCGAGCACACCCATTGCGTGTGGGATGGTGAGCTGCGTGGTAACCGTGTCGGGTCCCGCGTCAAACATGCCTCGCTCTGCGTCAAACAACGCTACCGTGGCGTCGCTGCGGTCCATCAGCGACTCGTGCAAGAACTTGGAGACGCCGTGTGAAATCAACGAGTCCCGCTCCATCTCGCCGATGCGCAGGCCGCCTTCGTCGGACCGTCCCTGTAGCGGCTGGTGGGTGAGCAGCGTCTTGGGCCCCGTGGAGCGGTAGTTGATTTTGTCCTCCACCATGTGCTTCAAGCGGAGGTAGTACGTGGGCCCCATAAAGATTTCTGTTTGGAGCATCTCGCCCGTGTGGCCGTTGTACAGAAACTCGTGGCCCTGTGGGTGGAACCCCGCCTTTTCAAGCAGGTTTCTGATTTCCGGCACACGGTTGGACGCGGAAAAGGGCGTGGAATCCACGGTACACCCCATGTGGACGCCCAGCTTGGTGGTCATGGACTCTACAAACTGCCCAATCGTCATGCGAGAGGGAAACGCGTGCGGGTTCACAATCATGTCTGGCCGTATGCCGCTCGCTGTGAACGGCATGTCCTCCTCTGCAACACGCATACCTACGGTACCTTTTTGTCCGTGGCGGGCACTGAACTTGTCCCCAAGCACAGGAATACGAGGTTCAGCGATGCGGATTTTCACGCCCTGGACGTTCTCTGACGTCGTGTACACTTGAACCCCGTCAATGACGCCGTGCTGTCCGCGCTTGGGCGTGTAGGAAACGTCCGTGTACCCCGTCAGCGTGCCTGCAGCGTCGTAAATAGGACTCACAATCCCCACGAGCACCGTCTTGTCGTCGACTTTCACACCGGGCCGAATGATGCCGTTGGCGTCCAGCAGGTCGTAGTTATAACCCTCCTTGCGCACCACCGTGTCGCGGTACTTTGGGTTGACCGCCAGGTTTGCAATCTCCGTGTGCGTCTGTATCACCGGGTCCAACATGCTCTCAGACGCGTCGTACGAGTGGTAGTACGTTGTGTGAAACAACCCACGTTTCAGTGCAGCGTCGTTCAGCAGAATAGAGTCTTCCTGGTTGTACCCCGTGTATATGGCCAACGCCACAATTGCGTTTTCGCCGTACGGCAGGCAGCCCAGCATGGGGTTGTACGTCCACGTGTGACTCAGCGGGCGCTGGGCGTAGTTCAGCAGGGTGGCGATGGTGTCAAACCGCTTACGGAACGCCGTGTTGAACCACGAGCACGCCTGCTTCGTTTGCTGGCACGAGAACATGTTACGCGGTGCCTGGTTAAAATCGGCGTGCGGGATAATGCTGCCGCTTGCAGAGAACATGACGAGTCCGTGAATTTCAGATGGTTGGGTGGTTGCAAACGGCTGCATGGACAGTTTGGTGGTGTCAGTCTCCTGTGGGTCAATGTACTCAAACAGGGCGTCCATGTCATCCCAGGATTTAGCGGCAAGCACGCGGGCTTCAGTGGTGCCTTTGCGGTACACGGGACGCAGGGGGCGTCCAGCGTCAGACCAAATAATATACTCGTTGTTTTGGCGGTTCCAGCTCAAGCACACGGACGCAGGTAGTCCGCCCGAGTGCCGGGACTCTACCAACTGTGTGTGGATGGTTTCCGTGTCTTGCGTGAACACGCCCACCAAATCCGAGTTGACGTACACCTTGCTCCATCGCGGGTCCCACGTGGACGGGTGAATGCTGGACGTTGGCATGAAGGCGGGTTTGTCCCGAAGCACGCCCATGATTTTCTGCGTGGGGGTTGCTGTGGACAGTTTGCAGAACAACGTCATGGACTTGATCATACCAATGTTGCGTCCGTCAGGGTTGTCGGTGGGGCACATGTACCCCCAAGAGCTTCCGTGGATGCGCCGCGTCTCGATGATCTTGGACCCACGGTCCATCTTTAGGTTGACGCGCCGTAGGTGTGCCACCGTTCCCAAGTACGCCAATCGCGACAGCTCCTGCGACACGCCGTCGCTTCCACCCCACTGCCCTTTGAACGACTTTTCAAACCCGTTCAAAAACGCGTACGACCGCCAGTAGTACCCAATGTTTTCGTCCTGGACTAGGTCTGTAATCTTTTTGCCGGCGTACACGTTCTGCTCAAAGTGGATGCGCGTGTCCAGCTCCCGCAGCATGCGCTGGGTGACCTCTTTGAAAATACGCCGAAACTCTTCAAAGCACAGGTCGCCGGACGCACTGAGGCGCTTGAACCTGAAGTGGTCCCGGTCCGTGGGCGGCTGAAACTGCAGGGCAACATCCATTGCCATACGCAGCATGTGGCCCAGCAGGTACGCCTTGCGACGGTACATTGCAGCCACAGAGTCCTCGGGGGTGCAGTGTGGGAACATCTTTTCAGTGAGGTTCAAAAACACGCTGGCAGGACTGCGCTCCCGCGTTTGGGTGCGGAGCATGTACAAGTCCCGGTCGTCGTCGCGCGGGAACACGCCTGCATCAATGTACTTTGAGTGCGACAGCACGAGCTCTTGAAACATTCCGTCGTAGCGCGTGCGCTCTGACGCAGGAACCCCCGTAAGCAGCACGTCGTAGATGTCTTGGTCGGAGTGCACACCCAGCGCACGGAACACGCTCATAACCGGAACAGGGTTGGCGAATCCAGGCAGGGTTATAACGGGCACGCGGTTCAAGTAGTACTTGTCCCAGTTGGGCGTCTTGTCAATCATTGCAGGGTCGTCGGGCGTCTTGCCCTGGGGAGGAATCACTAAAAAGTGGGAAAAGGGTCCCATGGTTCCGTCCTCGGACGCTGACCGAACGCCGCACACGTGCTCAAACTCGTCCACAGTGGGACCACCTCCCACCTTTTGGGGGGCTTCAGCGTACGACTTGACAGTGACTGCCTGCGGCACATGCTTACGCTTTGACGCGTAAAACATGTTGTTTCCAAGCGTCTCCTGCGTCAGCAGCACCTTCTCTGCCCCTCCAACGATAAAGTACCCGCCCAACTCAAACACACACTCTGACGCGTCACGCAGCTGGTCGGGCGTCATGGTCGCGAGGTAGCACAGGTCGCTCTTCAACATGAGCGGAATCCGCCCAATCAGCACATTCTCAAACTTGCGCGTAGTTTCCACGCCGTCCACGGTGTACACCATATCAATGCCTCCACGCACATCCAGGGCGTACGTCTTGTTCCGAAGGCGGCAATCGTGCGGCATCACGGGTTCGTTAAGAGGACCGTCTGTGGGCGGGGAATACGTTACATCGCGGCCGCCAATGTACACGTCAATCCGCCGACCGTCCGCCAGCACCAAACGGTGCGGGTTTGAACCCTTCAAGAACTCTGGAATGCGTATACCCAAAAAGTCTGCATATGAATCCAAGTGGTGTTTAACAAGTGGATTCAATGTATCTTTAAAAAACGTGTTGAATACGTGCTTTGCCGCCATTCGCTTTACTTGTAATTAGAAAGTATGTTAAAATGCTCACGGCGGGGCTCGAACCCGCGACCACCAACTTATAAGATTGGGACTCTGACCAACTGAGTTACGTGAACACTTGCTATACACTTCCAATCTTTAAACCATATTACAGGGGGATGAAATATCCGCCTCCGCCAAGCATGTTGGTAAACACGCGGTCGCTGTAGTTGTCCGCCTGTACACACAACTGGTGTTTTGACACGTAAATCTTGTCGCGCTCCACAAGGTTGTACGGTGGTGTCGGGCGGTTCATGGGAATGTCAATTGTGTAGTAGTCATCCCCCGTCTCGATGAACTTGTCCCGGCACATTGTGTAGTAATCCAGCATGGTGGGATAGTACCACTTATTAATCAGCGTGCCCGTGTCTTGGTTGAACCCCACGGGGCGCACAAACCCCACAGGGTCGTCGTTCATATAGTAGGTTGCTAGGGTTCCGAACCAGAACCCAGCCCAATCTGGCGGCGCATCTCGTAGGAAGTTGTTGATGCCCGCCTCGAAATCGTCCTTTGACGCTACAAATTTACAGTCATCCTGTAGAATCATAATCCGGTCGTACCCCTGCTCCATTGCCTTTTCAATACACCTGCGATGCCCCTCTGCAATCCCTGCGTTCCCAGAGTTGTGTGCTGTAATAATCGCTCCCTCTACAATTTCAACCTTGTCCATCACACCCATGCGCTCAAGCTCTGCCGTGATGCTTGCAAGTCGGTCGGTCCGATGCTTCAAATTCAGCACGTATATTTTCGGCACGTCAAGCATTTACTAAAAAAGCATATACGTATGTGAAAGCGTTAAGTACACAATGCTGTCCGAGTCGTTACGCCCCACCGTTCTCGACGATATTGTAGGACATGAGCAACCCAAGCAGGTGTTGACCGCCTACCTCACAAAGAAACCCTTTACAAACGTGGTGTACCTAACCGGCCCACCTGGCATTGGGAAAACCACGCTGGCACTCTGCGCCGCCCGCACGTACGAGTTTGAACCGCTTGAAATCAATGCAAGTCGGTCGATTCGTAGTTTTGAAGACGTTGAAAAACTAAAAGACACGTGTCGGTCGTCCGTGAGCATCCACGCATTCATCCGAAACGAGCGTACAAAACTAAAGTGCGTCATCTTGGACGAACTGGACGGCAGCGACCCACACGCCCAGCGCCGGGTCATGGAGTGGATAAAGGACCCCACACGAAAAGTCCCCATTCTGTGCACAGGAAACGACGTGCCTGCACTGTTCAAACGAAACTCTGACATTGTTGAAATCGTGCGGTGCCACCCGCCTCGTCCGTCGGAACTCCAGTCGCTGTTCCCGCACGACGACATCAAACTCCTGCTAAAAGAGTGCCACTACGACGTGCGTCGCATTCACCACAGACTGCAGTACGGAAAATCCGACACGATTCCAAAGTATGTCCTGCCACCCACGGGACTGCCGTGCGAGGAGACGTTTATTCGCCATCAGGCACTGTTTGAGGTGCCGGATCCGCTTGCGGCTGCGTTCGCACGTCATGCCGACACACTGGGCACCGCACACTCATTGAAAACCACTGGTTGAAACATCCACCGTGGTACATGTGCCCACAGTGGCGAATCTGTGTGGCGTTGGAGGTAACCATGTCCTGGCAGATTGCACATACCGTGTTTGCAGGCGGGTCCGCCACCACCACGGTTGACTGGTGCAGTTGACCAGAGGTTGGCATCACTGCAACCGGGTCAAGAAACGTGCTCGCCGCCCCGATTGCAAAAAGTCCACTCGCTGCAGTTAACCGCAGGTTGCTCTGGTGGACCCGGTTAATCAACTCAAGGTACCGCAACTCATTCATTAAAAAAGCATTCATCATCATGTCCCGACCGTTGAACCGGTTAATCCGGCGCAGCATGTCGTTTCTCCCATCAATCAGTCCTGAAATCAACGCGATAATGTCATCCTCCATATTACCGTGTTAATGCGCGTCATTTGAAAATCCCTACCGCCGCATATATGCGTCCATTGACGTTTGAATTGGTTTACCTAGTGCTCGTAGCACGTGCTTTGAACCCATAAACATCAACTCCTCAAGTTCCTTCTCCTTGCGCTTCAGGGTGCGCAACTGTGCCTCCTCAAACGCTTCTGCTTCCGGCATTGTCTCAAGCGCCTCCTCGTAAAACACATTAAACACACCCTTGTAATTCACTCGGTCCTTGTACCCCTCCAACTGCTCCAGCGCCAGTGCAAACATTTGTGCAACCGGGTTCTGAATCTGATTCGTAATGTAAAACTCAGTGTCGGGCTTCAGGTTGTGCTCCCGCACGTAGTCAACCTGCTCAATCTTGTCACCCTGCTTCTTGTTGTCCTTGCGTTCAGCAACGTAGATGTACGCAAGACGGTCGCCCACCTGCGGCTTGTTTCCAGGGTCACGCTCCGACATTCGGTCCGCCAGCACACGGTGGGCAATCTGTCCAGGGATCTTGTAGTCGTCCCGCAGCTGCTTTGTGATGATAAACTTGTCCAGCGGAATCTCATTCTTGAGAATCTTTACCAGCATGTCTTGGACGTACCGCTGTGCCTTGCGAATGTCGCGTTCCTCCATCAGAATGTCCAGTGCGCCTCCAAACACGTCCTTCACGATGGGCGCATTGTCCCGGCGCTTCACTGCAATCCCCATGGACTTACGCTTGGGTTTCTTGGTCGCGTCGTCCTCGTACATCATGCCCACGTACCGCTTCCTACAAAACAGAGCAAACGGGAAGAACGTCTTTTCGTACTCAATGCGGTGCGCCTTGCGTCCTGACGCGGTAATCGCGTCTGCAGCCTTGCGTGCCATGTCCATGGACTCTTGTAGGTTCTTTGTAGGAAACTTGATAAAGATGGAATCCGTGTCGCCATAAATCACCTGTGCATCAAACTGCGTCTCTACAATCTCCTTTGCGTCGTAAATCTTTTGACGCCCGACTGCCGTGGTACACGCCGCGATTTCAAGCTTGCGAATGGGACTGGTACGCGACCCACATTGACCGTAGATGGAGTTTGCAACCACCTTGTACGCCAGCTGTAGTCCGTTCAGCACCGATTTTTGTGCGTCGTCCTCCGTGCTCTCCATCAGCTTGCGCGTCTCCTTTCGCTTCTTCAGCAGGGTATCCAGCGTGATGGGAAGCAACCCCACCGTCAGCGGGTTGGTCTCATTGGGCTGAACAAACCCACACACAATGCGTCCATTGTCCACGTCGTACGCCACTTCATCCACAGTATACTCCTCTGCCACCTTCTCCAATCCCTCATGATTGGTCTTCTTGCCGTTGCCGTCAAACGTCTTGATGTACGCCAAAGTATCCGGCGACAAGTTGTAGGCAATCATGTTGGACGGATATAGCGAGTTGAAATCAAGCACGGGGATGGGTTGGTCCAAGTACATGCCAATCTGCGGCGGCAGAACGATTGCACCCTCGTAGCTAGTGTCGCCGCTGATGCTTTCCTGCGTCATGATGATTTGGTTGCGCTTGGACGCGTTGTACACCACAGCAGAGTAGATCTTGATGCCCTGTCCTCGCAGGAAGATGTACTGAATGGGAACCCGACACACGTCTGCCATTCCCCGTGCGTTTACCAGCGTGTCCAGCTTTGCAATGAGCGTCAACACTAGGTCGCAGTCTTGGATACAGTACTTTGCCACGCCTGCCCGGTCGTCAGCGTTTCCACGATGCGATGCAAACATTTCCTGCGGACTCACGTCATCCTTGGCAAACGACCACTCGAGTTTGCCGATTTCATCTCGGGTCAAATCCGCGTCAAACAGGTACTGCCCAGGCGGGAGCTCCACGACAAACTTCTTGGGGTGTACCTCCTTCACGTGAAACTTTTGACCGTCGCGGTATGGGTTGGACGTGTTGGTAACCACGTCAAACCGAACAAGGTTTCCTGCAAACAACCCACGCGTGCTCTTGGTGTGGATTTCGTAGAGTTGTGTCTTTTCTCCAGTAACAAAGTCGGTCACCTTGTCGCGCAGGAACGTGTTGGCCACGCTGTCTAACTTGTAACTGTCCAGGTTCTGCTCCCGCCGAATGCTGAGGTACAAGTCTACATTCAGCCGCCCCGGCATGTCAATGTAGCGAACAGCAAACTTTCCGCTGGCAAGTTCAAACGTCTTTTTCACCGTCTTGACGTGCTCCCGATGGTCTCCCCACTGCTTGGCGTCCACCCGCCCAAACTCTAGCATCAGTCCACAGTGTCTGGCACGCTCAGCAATGTACCCGTCGTCAAACCCGAACGTGTTGTACCCCGCCAGAATGTCTGGGTTGTTGGTGCGAACACACGCAGCAAACGCTTGTAGCAGGGCGCGCTCGTTCTTACAACTCACAAACTGAACGCTGGGGTCGGTTGAAGGGGTTACGCTGCCCGACACAAACACGATGCGCTCTACGGATTCCAGCAGCAAGTCGCTCCACCGAAAACTCACACCAATTTGGATGATTTGGTCTTCAGGGTTTGTTGCAACCGGAAACTGCCCCGTGGCAGAGTACACCTCCAAATCGTAGGCTGCAACGTACAGCGGGATGGTTGTGCTAAGGTGAGGAGCAACGAGTTTGTAGTCGCACGTATACGTCACATCTACATTCACATCTTCATCGTTTGAAAGCTCGTTGGGGGTGAATTGAATGGGCGATGCTGGCTGAATGTCGCGCTCATGAAACAGGCGAATGTAGGGTGGCAGGTCTCCCTCATACACGTCTTCTGTCTCTGTCTTTCGCTGACCAATCTTGAGCGCTTTGAGAAGCTTTACGACACTCTTGAACGTCCACAGTGACGGGCACTCAATCTTCCACACCTTGGTAGGTGCTAGAAACGAGAACCCCCGCATAGCGTCAAGTTTGTGCTCAGCCGTAATTTTGAGGTTGCGAAGCGGCTTGTCGCTGGCAGAGTCTAATGCTGCCTGAATTTTGCCAGGCGTCTCGCCGTCAGCGGCACGCAGGTACACGTACGGCTTGAACCCGGTGAGGCGCAGCATGGCAATGTCGCCGTCGTTTGTGCGCCCAAACACGTCCACAACGTACACGTACTTTGCGTCATGCTCAATCCAGTCACACGGTTGGAGATACATGTTGAATAACTACCTACAAACTGCTTTAAGTCTATCCGTTTTCTTTCTGTGAATCACTGTAAAGGGCAGACATGGCGTATTTTTATGCAACCACCCGAGGAACTGCCTCACCTCCCACTTCCGTTCCTTCCACGCAGCAGCAGAGCGGGTGCGGTGGAGCGAGTATTTTCCATTCAACCGCGGAGTACCTTGGCATAATTCCGCGTGGAAACGTGGGAAATGCCCCTGAATCGGGGTGTGCCGTGGACACGCAAAGCCGCCTGATGTGGGGCGACCCCGGCACTGCTCGTGAAAAGGGCCCCCAACAGGTGTTCCCACGCCCGTACGCAACCACCCCCTTCATGGCGCTCGGAAGCGTGGAGGACGTGCCCAGTCAAAACGCGGTGATTTTCGGGCACTCAACCGCCAACCGCAAGAGCATTCAGACGGTGTCAGACACGCAGTTCCCCGTGTTTGAACCGCTTATTCAGTCAAAGGCGGATGACATTCCGGCAAACAACTACTTTGTGGAACCGTTTCTGCGTGGAGGACTTGCGTCTCGTCTGATTTCAAAGCAGCGGGTTGATGTGACGCAGTGATTCCACGCTGAATGTCGTTGTCGATAGACTGCATGGTGCCGCGCAGGGCTTCCACCCGCTCTTCTTCTGGCGTCTTGTCCTTGCGAACAAACTTGCGGGGGGGCGGGGTGCTGGTAGGCGCACGGGCCATCAGCGCATCCACTGCGTCAACCACATCCTCCGTCTCTTCGTACGCCTCCCGTGCCTGTTCCTCTGAGCATCCCGCAAGGGAACAAATCATCATGATGGGGTCTGACATTTTTTTACTGTCAAAATGTAAATACCGTGAAGATGCGTTTCATCGACAGTCTATGCCCTCCTGCTTTGCTGTATTTGTTGTTTGTGACGATTCAGGTCGCTGTGGACCTGTCTTTAGGGTTGGTGGGGGTTGCTACAGTGAAGGGCGCGTTCGGACTCGCAGGCACGTACATCCTGAACACGCTGTGCAGTGTTCAACTGGGCGCAGTGTCGTGGGCCATTGTTGCCACGCCCTTTTTGATTACAGCAGCCGCTGTTGCGATCGGACTGGGGTTGTCCATGCAACCCATTATCATTGCTACAGAAGAGTTGACGCCCGACGTGAATGACAGTACTGACGATATTGTAGTGACAATGTCGCAGGAATACCCATTTTCATCCAACGCAGTATTCTAAGACAATGTCATCCTCGGTTATCGAACAGCTCCGTCGGGTTGAGAACGATACGTGGGCGCGAAACCGTGCGCGGCGCCGGGCAATGGAGGTGCCTCCCAGCGTGTCGTCTCTGCTGTACAAGTTGTACACCGCCGTGTTTTGGTGTAGTCGGCGTGTGATGAACACGCTGTTTCACGACGAGTCCACTGAGCGCAAGACGATGATTCTAGCGCTACCCGCTCCCAAGCACCCTTGGGTGTGCGTTCTGGCAAAGTCGGATGGTGAGGAGTACGACATCACGGACATTGTCAATTCTGCGGTAACGCCCGGGCAGTGCGTGACTCCCGAGTGGCTGTCCCATCTGATTGATATTCCAAACGCAAACGACGTGGTGTGGGAGTACGTGGACAGCACGACGTTTGAAGTTGACAAAATCACATCCGCCGGAGTAGTAAATGAAATCAAACCCAAAGCTCATTAAGTATTTTTTATTCAACACAAAAAGGTATTTCGTGGACGCAGAGCGATACATTGAGTTGTCCAGCACATTTAGCGAGGTATCATGGTGGACGCTCGTGGACATGTGGTTCCCGCTCGTGTCTGTGATTCACTGCGTAGTGACAAAAAGTTTGCCTGATCTTTTCTTTTTGTTGGGACTGTACAAGTCTTTGAAGTTGTGGGCGCAGTGGCATGAGTACCATGCGCTCAAATACCAGTTGGGAGAATGGCGTGAGATTGTGAATGCAGTGGGAGGACCGTACATTGCAACCAACAACCCACTGTATTTGCCATACGTGTTTGCAGACGGGATGCAGCGTCTTCAGAACCTACACATCCGTCGTCACGTGGGGGTCCCCGGCCTGACCGTTCCATCCAGGCCACCAGCTGACCCCCCAGTTACCACTACCACTGTCGTCGGATAGTTCGCGTTCGTACTGCTCAGACGTAACCGCAAGGTCCTCAGGCCGCAAGAACATCTCGTAGTACTCGTCGTCAATAGCGTAGGCATCATTGAATATGAACGTACGCACCGACTCGATCGTGTCTTCCGAGTCAATGTCCATCCCAATCAGACACACGTCGTCTGTCAATTCCCAATTCTTCGTCGCAACAAGTTCGTTTAGCCTTACTAGGAACTTGTTGAGATGTGCGTGGATGCCCGCAAACTCGACCGACTTGCGAGTGTGGTTCACAAAGAACTCCATTTTTACCTCAGTGTCTGTACAAATTTAAAAATTCGTTTTTCACGCCTTGTTGTTAAAATCCCCGAATGCCGCACTGTCAGCAGCAGACCCCTTAATGTCTACGGGCACATGGTCAGCGATTCCACGCGAACCAGTCCCCTGAAACGACGCCGACACACTGCCGTACGCCGCTCCACCCTTCTTCTTCATGGTTTTCTTGCTCTTCTTGCTCTTGCTCTTGCGACGCTTGCTGCCGCCCTGCACGTGCGAAGGTGTCGCAGTCTCCTGTCCCGACTTCCACTCCATGGCCCCGGGAGCGATCGCTCCATTCGCCCCGTAGTACCCACCCCGCTTACGACGCATCGTCTTCTTTGCGGACCTCTTCTTGTGCGGCATTTACTCATAGTCCATAAAATTAAACTCAAACATGGAGTTGTACGACCGTGAATTCCACGAGGACATTCAGCGTATAGAGCAACCCTTTATGGAACGCTTGGCAGACTACATTTCAAAGCATATGAGACCGGACGTTCTCATTGACTTTGGGTGTTCAAGCGGAGTGCTGCTGCGGGAAGTCAAAAACGCAATGCCAGACATTGAGTCTGTGGGGTACGAGTTTTCAGACGCAGCGGTACAGCACGCGCTGTGCCCCGACGTTATTCAGTTTGACTTGACGATGCCCCTGGAGCGCGAACGCAAACCAAACACGCTTGGTGTGTGCTTGGAAGTTCTCGAGCACATTGACGACTCCCAGTGGGAACCCGTGCTGAAAAACATTGCAAGGTACTCTGACCGAATTCTGTTTTCTGCAGCATTCCCCAACCAACCCGGCACAGGACACATCAACTGCCGCCCCAAGATTGATTGGATTCGTCGGTTTCACTCCCTAGGGTGGGTTGTGGACCACGACCAAACCACGTGGATGTTTGAGTTTATACGCGCGGGGTACTACATGGGGTGGTTTACGTGCAATGCCATCGTGTTGGTTCCCGCGTGAAACGGATTTTCGTATAGACAGTGTATAGAATGCACGATACAACCATGGAGCATATCTACGTAATTAAGCGCAGCGGCGTGCGTGTGCCCGTGTCTTTTGACGAGGTCCTCCAGCGCATTCGGTGCCTGAGCGACGGATTGGACCACGTGAACCCTGACATGGTTGCGCTGAAGGTGTGCAACCAGCTTCAAGACGGGATGAACACGAGTCAGCTGGACGAGTTTGCAGCAGAGACGTGCGCCATGATGCAGGGGCGCTTCCACCCCAACTACGGAAAGCTGGCCGCCCGCATTCTCATCAGCAACCACCACAAGAACACGCCATCCACCCTGCTAGAGTGCGCAGAGGCACTGTATCATGGGGGTGTTCAACTCATTTCAGAGGAGCAACACGCGCTCATTTGTAGCCACCATGAGACCTACGAAGCCATGCTGGACTACTCGCGGGACAACATGTTTGACTACTTCGGGTTCAAGACGCTGGAGCGCGGGTACCTTCTGCGTCAGGGCGACAAGACGATTGAGCGCCCCCAACACATGTGGATGCGTGTTGCAATCCAGATTCACGGCAGCAACTTTCAGCGCGTGAAGGAGACGTACGACGCACTGTCGTTCGGGTACTTTATTCACGCCACGCCCACGCTGTTCAACTCGGGCGGGCTGCGTCCTCAGTTGTCGTCGTGCTTCCTTCTCACCATGAACGACGACTCTATCCAGGGAATTTACAAGACGCTGGGTGATTGTGCACAAATCTCAAAGTGGGCAGGTGGAATCGGACTGTCCGTCCACAACATCCGCGCACGGGGGTCAAAGATCAATGGAACCAACGGCGAGTCTACCGGTCTGGTGCCCATGCTGAAGGTGTTCAACGACACAGCCAAGTACGTGAACCAGGGCGGGAAGCGCAACGGATCGTTTGCGATTTATCTGGAGCCTTGGCATGCAGACATTGAGGAGTTCCTCAAGCTGAAGCTGAACCAGGGAGCAGAAGAGGACCGCGCACGTGACCTGTTCTATGGTCTGTGGATTCCCGACCTATTCATGAAGCGGCTGGAGCAGGACAAGGATTGGACGCTGATGTGCCCGCGCGAGTGCCCTGGTCTGGCTGATTGCTGGGGCGACGCGTTCGAGACGCTGTACGAGAAGTACGAGGCAGAGGGCAAGGGTCGTAGGTCCTTGCCTGCAAAGAAGCTGTGGCAGATGATTCTGGACGCACAAATCCAGACGGGAACGCCGTACCTGTGCTACAAGGACGCTGCAAACGGCAAGTCCAACCAGCAGCATCTGGGCACAATCAAGAGCTCAAACTTGTGCACAGAGATCATGGAGTTCACGTCGCCTGACGAGACGGCGGTGTGTAACCTGGGCTCCATCGCCCTGCCCAAGTTTGTAGAGGACGGCGTGTTCAACTTTGAGAAGCTGAGGCACTACACCAAGATTCTGACACGCAACCTAGACATTGTGATTGACAAGAACTACTACCCAACAGACGAGTGCAGGAAGTCCAACATGCAGCATCGCCCCATTGGGATTGGAATCCAGGGTCTGGCGGATGTGTTTGCCATCATGCGCATGCCCTGGACGTCAGACGCCGCTGCAAAGCTAAACCGTGAAATCTTTGAGAACATCTACTTTGCTGCTGCGTTGCAGAGCGCGGAAACCGTTCAACCCGGCGACGGTTGGCGTGGCGTGGAACTGTACTCCAAGTTGTCGTATCCGACGTTTGGCGGGTCGCCAGCGAGTCGTGGGCAGCTTCAGTGCGACCTGTGGGGCGACCAGCCGCGCGAGACGCCGTACCTTGACTGGCAGAACCTGCGTGATATGTCTCGCGAGGGCATGCGCAACTCCCTGCTCGTAGCCCCCATGCCCACCGCCTCAACCTCCCAAATCCTCGGAAACAACGAGTGCTTTGAGCCGTTCACGTCTAATCTGTACACCCGGCGTGTGCTTGCGGGCGATTTCATGGTGGTGAACAAGTACCTAGTGGAAGACCTGACGCGCCTAGGCATGTGGACGACAGACATCCGCACCGACATTATTGCAAACAACGGGTCGGTCCAGGGCATTGCCGAGATCCCCGCTGAGATTCGGGAACTGTACAAGACGGTGTGGGAGATTCCGCAAAAGACGCTGATCAACATGTCGCGCGACCGTGCGCCGTTCGTGTGCCAGTCGCAGTCGCTGAACCTGTTCCTTGCTGAGCCCACATATGCAAAGATTTCGTCCATGCACATGTACGCTTGGAAGCAGGGACTCAAGACGGGCTGCTACTACCTGCGCACAAAGGCCGCTGCATCCGCACAAAAGTTCACAGTGGAGCCGCCCAAGATTCCTACAGCAACCACGCCGGATTGTCTAATGTGTTCTGCTTAGTGTGAAAAATGGATTTGATTTTGATGAAACGGATGGATGGTATCAAACATGGCAGAGCAGAACTTTGATTGTGCCCGCGAGGTCCAGTCCTACTTCCCGCACTCGCCCACGGAGGACACTGTAAGGTGGCACGGCTTGTTCAACAACGGCAGGCTGATTGGCCTGTTCAAGGACCTGAACGCCGTGGTCACCGACCTCGAGTTGGATGTCAGCACAGTGTCCACCATCACCATCCCCATCAAGTCGCCTGCGTCGTGGGACCGGTATGAGTACATCACAAACGCCAACCGCATGATGGACAACTCATTCGGCACGCAGAACAACCTGGTTGAGCCCGGGTGGTTGGAGGTGTTTGCAATGTACACCATGCTGAACCCCAACCTGCTGGTGGAGAACGTCAAGTTCCGCAACGCATTTATGTCCAAGATGGATGAGTTCGTCAAGTGTGCTGGGGGCACCATCCAGTCAGAGATCATCCAAAACATTTGCCAGCCATTCCTGGTCAAGTTCGTGAAGGCCGCGTCTGCCCCTGAGAAGAACACGTACAACCTGCGTCCCCGCAAGCACATCAACTACGCAAACTAAAACAAAATACAAACACTACATCCACTCCTTTTTCAATTTTTCTCTGCGTCAAAGTACAAACAGAAATGGAACCCTACACGCCCGCTCACAACACTGCCACTACTGCCACCCCCCTCGTCGTCGTGAAGGGCGGTGCGATCAAGAAGGTTGCGCGGTTGACTCGCAAGCTCAAGGCCAAGATGAAGAAGCTGGCAGGCAAGGCGCGCAAGGTCGGTGGTGAGGCGGAGAAGGTGGTGGAGAAGGCGGAGAAGATCAAGACCGAGGCGGATGCGGTGGCAGAGGAGGTGCCGGTGACGGAGACGGAGGTCAAGGAGGAGATGGGCGTAGAGACGCCTGCCGCCGCGGACGGTGGTCGTCGTCGCCGCAAGACGCGCAAGGTTTCGCGCAAGTCTAAGCACCGCCGGTCGTTGTTTGGTCTGAAGTACTAGGCACCGGCGCAGCCTTTAGTGCCAGGATGTTCTGACCAATTTCAGACACGAGAGCAAATAGTTTCTCATTAAAGCCGTAGTGGCAACCGTTCGGTTCGGCTAGGTCGGGTGCCTTGCGTGCCGAGGACTGGAGGGGGTGAGACAAGGCAACAATCACCTCCTGTGGGCACAGCTCACGACACATGTGTTCGCGACCGCGAATAAATGCGTCGCCCTCCGTCAGTTTGGCGCTGTTGTCAAACTTACCCTCCTGCCAGAACTTGCGAGTGAAGATAAAGGTCGCCTCGGACGTGCGCAGAGACATGGCCATCGTCATGGGCGGCACGTTGATGAACGACACATACTTGCAAATGTCGTAGCAGGGGATGGTACACGTGAACGCGCACTCCTTGCGGGGTTCCTTCATGAGCATTGCGGCGCGGTACGTGATGGAGTTCTCGGGGTAAATGTCGTCGTCGTCCATCATGGCAATCACGTCGTACATTGCCTTTTCTACGCCCAGGTTACGCTTGGCAGCAATCGTAAGACCCGGCGGCGCACGAACGTAGGTTACGTTGGGGATGCCAATCAGCGTGTCCTCAATAGAGTCCTCGCCGTCGTCTACAATCACCCACTCCAACTTGTCTTCGGGGTACGACTGGATGAGGTAGCAGTACTTTGCAAGGGGCATAAACACGCGGCGGTCCTTGGTGAGCGTGACAATGGAAATGTCGGGCAGGTCTTCCTCCTTGGGAAACGCGTCCTTGAGGGCGTACGGCGACTGCTTCGTGTCCAGCACCTCGGGCAGCATCACCTTCATGCGCGCCACCCACTCGGCGTGCCGCTTTTCATAGATGGTGCGCACCGCCTCGGACGCCTTGCGCTTGTCCTTAAAACTCATCTCTGTGTACTCCTTCAGCGCCTCAATGATAGACTCCACCGACGTGTCCACCATCAGCGACATACACTCTGGGTGCTCCCGCTTTTCCTGGACGTGCCCGTACAGCACGCCGGGGCACAACTCGTCTGCAAGGTCGTCCTTGAACGGAGAAATCGGGGACAGCAGCTGAATACACCCAGACGACATGGCCTCGTTCACCGCGTGACAAAATCCCTCGGCGACCGACGTACAGATACACAGGCCGCACTCCTTCATCAGATCGTCATACTCGCCCTCACGCACGTGCTTGTTGATGAGCACCACCTTGGACGCAATCTGCTCGGGCACGTCCACCCGCGTAAACTCTGGGTTGTGGACCACGTTCAGCGTGGGCAGCTTGGCGTACAGGGTGCTGTCAAGCTCCTTGACGCGCATGTAGGCCTGAAACACACGGTGAGGCCCCCGGTAAATATTGCGCCCGATGGGCATGAGTGCCTTGTGGTAGTTCTTCTTGTCGTTCACAGGGTGCCACACCTTGTCCACAGACGTCCACCCGATGCGGCGAACCGTCGCGCTGGGGTTCAGCCGCTTGATGGTGGCCTCTGCCTCCTTGGTCTTGACCCAAATCTCATCCACCATGCTCATGTACGGTTCCCACGTCTTGTACACCCACTCAATGTTGGGAATCCAAATGTTCTTCCGGGCAAACGAAAACAGCGACGGGTTGATGACCTCTACAAACACGTTGTACTCTGCCTCGTCGCAGTGCGGGTGCATGTGCGGCACCCCGCGAATCTCCACGTCCTTGTCAAACACTGCAGTCAGAATCCCTCGCAGGATGCCAACATCCTGTGAGAGACCAGTGTGAGGGTTGAAATTTGAAATAATATTGACACGCATGCTTTGTGTATAGAACCTACTTTGGCACTAAACTCTTTACGCGTTTCGTCATACGGTGCGACACGCCCTGCCGCAGTGTCTTGGGTCTTGATTGTAGGTGGGACACATACCGCTTCCAGTCGTCGGGCGACCGTGGCACGCAGTTGGACGTGAACACGCACGGCCGGTCCCGCCACCACGACGCGTTCTGGACGCCGCACCACTTCCAAAACCCCACAACGTCTGCAATGGGTTTGCGGTCCTCCAACTCAATGTGCTTTGTAAAGTAATCACACGCCTGTTTCATCGCCTGCGACCCGTACCCATAAAAGGGACTGAACAAGTCTTTTTTGAAGCGGGCGTCCACCTCGCACACCTCCCGCCCGTTCCACCCCACACCCTCAATGGGACGAAACGCCCCCCACGACGATTCAAACACAAACAGGTTCTTGTTGTGCTTTCCGTAGACACGCTCACGAAACTCACACAACTCCATTACCTGATTTAGAAAAAGGATTTCAACTCACCTGTCCGCGTGCCAAACACGGCAGTGTTGACGGGGTTGGCGATTGCAGGCGCAAAATCCTCCAAGTCCTTGCGATAAAACATGTGAAAGTCCACCTCTGAGTAAATCTTGCCCGAGGCGTACCCCACGACTCTGCTGTTGAGCTCCTCCAGTTCCGTCGCCACCGTGTTGGGGTCGTTGCGCGAAAACATCAAGTAGTAGCTGCGCATGATGATGCGCAACTCGTCGTCGCTCTGCCGCCCAATGGAGTACTTGCCCCCGCTCATTGCGAGCACCTGATTGCGGATTTCGTTCTGCAACCGGTCAATGTTGGCAATGCTGAAAAACACGGCGTTCAGCGGCGTCTCCTTGTGGATGTGCCCCACCAAGTCCTGACGGGGGTTGTCACCGTAGATGGACCGGTTCTCAGAGTACATCTTGTATGGGCGAGCGGCGAACTGGAAAGTGGCGGGGTCGTTGATGTTGGGAACCCGACCCCCGTGCTGAGGAGCAGGGTACTGCTGCGAGGTTGACGTCAGATTGTAATGATTCTCAACCTTGGGAACGGGGATGCGTTCCATAACTGACTTTTCCATCTTATTACATCTCACGTAATTTTTCGTAGAGCGCCTGACTTATGACCTCCTCAACTTCCAGCGTCATTGAGTAGTCATTGTCGAACGACAACTCCATGCCCGCTCGGTCCAGCAACTGAATTTCAAGCTGCTGAATGTTTGTGGGCTGTAAAAACCGGTACATTTTCGTGGTGGAGTTTGTGGCTTCCGTGTCAACGATCATCATACACTTGTCCACCGTGATTGGGATCTTTGCAAACACGGTAAAGTAGGTGTTGTTTACGGTTTGCGGGGTTACGGTGCTGTAGTCGTTGATGGAGATATAAATGTAGTCGTCGCAGTTCAAGTCTGGGATGAATCGGGCGGTAAGCGTTGATGCAGGGGGTAAATCGGACGCCTGCGTCTTTCCAAACCCCATCACAAGTCCCAGCAAGTCAAAGATTTGCGGTTTTGCGTACCGGAACGTCGTGTCCTGTACCTGCGCCCCCCCTGTGACAAACAACTCGGGACTAATGAGCGGACTGCTGGAAAAATCAAAATTAAAGGTGGGCGCCCCTGAGTTGCTTTGGAATGTAACGTACCCGTCTGCGTCCGTAGAGCATGTGATGCCTGTGTATGGCGCCCCCAGTGCCGTTAACCCCGCATTCACCTGACTGACCACCAGGTTTATGGTGGGGTAGTGCTGGGGGGTTACGCTTCCATCTGCGTTATCTGGCGCAATGTCCACAACCTGGTACGTCGTGTCGGTGCTTTGTTTCACGCGGAACTTTGTGTTGCCACGGGCGGACGAAAAATTCGCAAACACGTTGGGGAGTTCAAGCGACGTGAGTTTAATGGAAATGGCGTTTCGGACTTGACGCTGAAACCGAACCACGAAATGTGAGGAAAGCGAGGTCGCTGTTGGGGTCAGCGCTGCAAGGTACTGCGATGTGCTTGCGTTTGCGCCGCTGCCCGTCGTGAGTCTAGGGTCAACGCCCGCTCCAGGCGTTACATACGCACGAAACCGAGAGTCAATGTTGAACACGTTTGTCTTGACGTCTTTGTTGTACCGAACGCTGAGTTTGCTCTTGTCTTCAAACGCTTGAGCACGAACAAGGTCTTCACCGTCGTTTCGGTTTCCAGCAAACTGGCGGTACGCGTCTTGGTCCGCAACGGGCTGCCCGTGCTCCATATTGTAGTTGTGCTCATTCACCTCATACTCCTCATCCTTGACGTCTGGGTACTCTGTCTGCTGAAACGCAAGCAGGTCCTTTGCATTTTCATCGTATTGCTGTGCCAGGATTTGTTGGTAGGTAAGTTCCATATTTAGTTAAACGAGTTAAATGTATGAAAGTGTTTTGTACAATACAACATAAATAAGATGCTGTCCGCAAGTCAGTACTTGTCGGCGCTGCAAAATGTGGCGTGTCAAGGCGCTACGGGGCCACAGGGTCCACAAGGCGCTGCGGGAGCCGCAGGAGCGGCAGGAGCGGCAGGAAAACCAGGAACACCAGGAGCGGCAGGATCCCTAGGTGCCACAGGAGTAACAGGTCCAATGGGTCCCGGTTCCTTTATCAACGAGGGATACACGGTTGCCGTTGGGTTATCCGGATCCCCCACATCCCAGGTTCCGGCGGTTTCATACTCTCCGGATGGCATATCGTGGTACACGGCGGGCGTGTCCATACCCTCATCTACGTCCGGGTCATTCAACCACGTTGCGTGGAACGGAAGCGTGTGGGTGGGTGCGTGTAACAAGGGGGCCTACACCGCGAGTCTCATGTACTCGCCGGACGGTATTACCTGGACGGCGGGAACGTACAATACGGGAAGTCAAACTGGCAGTGGGATGAATGTTGCGTTCCGTGTTGCGTGGAATGGGTCGTGCTGGGTTGCCGTTGGAGCGGGTACCAACAGTATGCTGCGATCGCAGGACGGCAAGAACTGGGTGGACGTGCCCGTTGCCCCAACCGGTGTCACATTGCGCGACATTGCGTGGAGCGGGTCCGAGTGGGTTGCCGTTGGAGCTACGGCGGGTGGTAGTCAGATATTTCGGTCTACGGACCCATTTGCTGCGTCGTTTGTCGGGGTTGGAGCGTCTCCGTTCGGAACTGGCGGGTACTCCGTTGTATTCAACGGGAGCGTGTGGTTGGCAGGAGGAAACACGATTGGAACATCCTCAATATTCTACTCTATAGACGGCGGGTTGACATGGTCGAGTGCTGGTAATACAAGCACGTTTGGAAATACGTGCTACAGTATCGCATGGAACGGTGGTCGGTGGGTGGCAATGGGAGGGTCGGGCATTCTATACAGCAACACGAGCACGCCATCCTCTTGGACCTCGGCGGGAACACTCCCTGCTGGGTATGCTGTGAGTCAAAGTGACACGAACGGAATCAGTGGCGGAGGCGTGGCGTGGAACGGGTCGTTGTGGATAGTCTGCGCGACGTTCACATCTGGTCGCACCGCGTACATCGGCAACGCAAGCATTGGAGGAACATGGACGATTGGAGGCGACTCTGCGTTTTGTACCACCGGTAACGGCATTGCATCACGTCGTGTGCTGCCCTACACTGGATTGATTAACCAAATAGGTTCTACGGGACCCACAGGACCATCAGGACCCTCAGGACCCACAGGACCGTCAGGACCCTCGGGACCGTCGGGACCCACAGGACCGTCAGGACCATCAGGACCCTCAGGACCCACAGGACCCACAGGACCGTCGGGGCCATCGGGACCCACAGGACCGAGCGGACCCTCAGGACCGTCGGGGCCCACAGGACCTACAGGACCGTCGGGGCCATCGGGCCCCACAGGACCATCAGGACCATCAGGACCCACAGGACCGTCGGGACCCACAGGACCGTCGGGACCCACAGGACCGTCGGGACCGTCGGGACCATCAGGACCGTCAGGACCCACAGGGCCATCGGGGCCTACAGGACCCTCAGGACCCTCGGGACCGTCGGGTCCATCAGGA